TGTCTTGTACCACATGGCATCCTTCAGCTCCTTCTCGTAGCGTGGGATCCGCTTGTATACTTCTTTGTAGGGCAGTTCTTTAAGCTCTGCTAACTTGGCTTCTAGCTTAGGGATCCTTGCGAGCTCTTTAGCTACCTTTGCGCCTTCACTGGCCATCTGTGCTTCAAAATACCCGATGCTCTTGTCAATCTGTGCTAGGATAGCATTGCGTTGGGCAATAGCTTCCTGATGTGTCTTAACGAACTTAGGAGTCTCTGTAACAACAATATCATAGAATGATGTGTAGCTGGCGCTGGGCTTGAGAAACTTAGTGCCTGTTTGGATTGCGTACATTTAGTGCTCCTAGTTAGTTACTATGCAAGCATTATGCTGGATTTAGAGCCAAAAGTCAAGCCTTTTTTCGTGCCTTGTAAGTGCTTGATTCTACTGGGGAAATTTCACGGTTTTCATCTTTGAAAGTCTCATCATTGGCCAAAGGCTGTAGCATATGAATTAGACCACCTTCCATGGCACTCCTTGCTGTTTCCTTTTCCAGACTTACATAATACACAGTCCAGTTTTCTGGAACACGAGCTACATTCTCAGCCAGCCATTGCCAGCCCTTGGGATAAGCATGGCCTACTGGTACACGATCATAAGCCTTCCAGGCGTGTCTGATCTGACGAGCTTTGATGTCACCCTTGCCTACATATACTGCTTCGGACTTCTTACCAGAGTCCATGGCAATAACATATACACCAGAGTCGGCATCAGGAATCTGTTTATGTTCTTCAAACTTATAGATGTGTATTTTTTGACGGATTTGCAAAAACTTCAAACACTTCTTGATGCTTAGTTCAATATCTTGTTTCATGTGTTATCCTTAAGTATGTTTAAAAACAAATGACCTTGTTCACGAGCATCGTCCAGAGCTACATGGGTGTGAGGCATGTTCTTAGGAAACCAACGACTAGGCCAATAACGCTTTGCACTTTTACGATATCCAGTTTTTTGTACAGCCATGGCATACGTCTTGATATCCAGGCTACTAAAACTAAAAGGACTACGATGAGCAAAACGCATCAGATACCAGTACACAAACATAAAATCAAAGCCTGCTGGCATAGCCACACATACTGGCAATCCAGGTAACTTATCCAACCAGTCTGTAAACTCTGTCATGGCAATAACAGGATCTTTAGGATTGTCTCTGCTTGCAGCATATACCTTAGGATCCTGTGATTCCCACCAGATTTGTGTATCAGGGTCTGGTGCAGCACCTGGCAATGTAATTAGATTGGTAGTAAAACTATCAATCTCCCTTAGATTAATATCATTATTGGGTAACATTGCTACAGCACCCAGACTCAGCATACTATGCGGACCTGGTATAGGCCCATCTGTTTCAACGTCTACACTTACATAGACTTCTTGTTTTAGATCGGTCATTTTTCTACTTACGCAAGCTCTATGTTCACACTGATAATCTTCAAACGGTCATAGCGGAAACTGCGCCACTGCTTGGCTTCCAGATCCCACACAGTTTGCACATGGACATCTTTGGTCCGGGTCTTGGATTCAGTCAAACCTGGGTGCATGGGCGCATCAATCAGTGACCGATCCAGGGTGCAGCGCATGGTGCGTAGGGTTCCATCGCTTTTGACGAACTCCACGGTGATAGGCCCATTATGCAGCAAGGATACAGTCCATTTACGGAAAGAAGCTTTTTCATAATCCTCAGACTCCTGATAGGCTGTACCTGGTTTGCCGCTGAGTATACGAAATACTTCGTTCTGTTCCCACAGGGTGTTTTCAGTTTCCATTTTGTCTAATTCCATTGTAGTGATACATTTTGCTACCTGTGTATTATCTTCGCATACGAGCAATTTCTATGATGTGGTCCGGATTGAAAATTGGAACAGCGTTTGACTTTGGCATTTGTGAAATACCAATCATCTTGTCACCAGTGTAGATCTTGGCAGGCGCTTTTACACAAGGCGCACCTGTGGTCTCCAAACTAGGAATGCGTGGGTCAGTAGCACCACGATAGCCAGGCATGGCTGGCACATAGGGCTTACTTGCCAATGCCCGCTTGCGTTTTTTTTCTTCTGCCGTAACCTTATGATCTTGCAGGAGTTTTTCCCAGCTTTCTTTATTCATACGAGCGTTGCGAGCTTGTTCTGCATTGCGAAATTTAACCTTGCCTTTCTTTTTACCTGTGGTAGTAAGCCAAGGACCCTCTAAATGGAACGCCATCGTTTTATCTCCAGGCTAAACAAATTAGCAAACAGTTACCAGTATAGCATCTTTTCAGATGCTTGTCAACTGTTTTATTCGTCGCCGTAACCCACATGTTCATGATCTATATCCCATTGTAGTCTGTGCAGGCGAGTAATTTCATCTTTGATGGCTAGTTTTTTCTTCTTAAGTTCGGTCATCTGAGTTTCATCAAAGTTAGGGTTCTGTCCTAGTTTGATAATTTCTCGCTCTAATAAGACATGTTTGTATTCTAAATCTGATATTCTGGTATTGTACATGATTAATTCCTTACTAATAATTATATTAAACACTCTGGTTTAGTTTAAGCATGGATAGCACTTGAATTAAATCTCGATCAGGACCCGGGGCAGTTCCGCCCTTATTTTTTAACCAGCTACTAATTAAGTCATAATGAGTTGCATAACCTTGGTTAGCCAGTGTGTCCCAGTCTGAAGTCTGAAATGCCCCAGCATTATATAATTTCAAAAATTTATCATACAAGGCTGCTTTAACGCTAGCACCAGGGTAGATATTAGCCATATGGTGACATGCCAGAGTTAAAGCCGTAGAATGTAGCATACCTATGCCACACCAGTATACTATATGTTCATCAAACTCTGGTAGGTACTTAATAATTGGGTTAGGACTTAGCAAACTCCAGCCAGCTTCAGAATGCATTGTCATAATCTCCAACATTGGGATGGAATTTAGTTACTAGGCCTTCTACTTGGAATAATTTATCCCAGATATCAGGATCAGGGGTATAACCATAGGCATTGTATTTCACTATGCGTTTTAGGCTATCTGGTTTAAAGCCATTGGGAAAGTACAGACGTTTGGCTTTAATGTCTCTGGCAGCTTCAGGGTTAACTTTAAATTTTTTAAAGTCTGTAGCTACCTTACAGACACTAATATCAAACTTATCTAATAATTCGTCCAAGTTTGCAGGCATAAACTTTTTAATTAACTGAATTTTCCAGCTGATGGCTATGCCATTTAGCCCAAACAAGGAGTCAGAATTTTTTACTATTTTATCAATTCTTAAAGTTGATGCATTATCAGTTTCAAATAATTTAGTAATGCAGTAGGCAGTAGGGTCATCAATGTATCTTGCATGAATTTTATTGTTAACATTATCATATTGTTCTTGACTGCTACAAAATATATCTACATCATGGTCGTCCAGGGATTTACCCTCATACCATCTCAGAGCAGCACCACCTGCTATCCAGGGACCTGTATCTAAGTTAGGTTCAATGAATGTATGTAATTCCTGATCAGACTTAGGTATACAATAATATACACCATCTTCATGCAATGGATACTTCCAATCTATTGCCACATTAACTCCTAGTTATCACGAAAACTATTTTGTTCCAGGTACTGACTTAAATCACCACTCATTAAACTTAACATGAAGGAGTCGCGACTATCAAATGCATACAAAGTATATGCTGGGCTAAAGTAAAAAGGTCCTGCCATTTTTTTAGATATAATAGCGTAGGTTTTAGTTTTTGCGTGTTCAGGTTTTATTTTAAAACGCTTTGCTTCTAATGTCAATTTATCACGGAATATCTGATAACCATGTTTGGTTAACTGCATGGAGTTAGGATCAAACGGATTTTTCCAAATAAGAAATTGATACTGGTTTAGGGATTCTAGCGTTATGTCTATGCTGAGCAGTTTAAGTATCTGCTCTACATAATTACGCTGTGGGTTTAGGGTAGATTGTGTCACCTTGTGTGAGCAATACTACAGAAAATTTGTCAGTTTTGAACAAGGCATTTAATTTCTTACATAAGTTGATAGCATGACCCTGGTTACTGAAACTAACCTTCTTATACTTTGGACCTGGGTAACTGGTAACTAGGTTAGAGCTTTTTAGGTTAATGGGTTTGTTCTCATAGAACACAGCCCAAATGCCCTGGCTTTCTAAAATCTGGTCGCATTTATAGGTCGTTTTTTGAACCTGCTCAATTAATACTGTAGGTTTAGGTCTGCTCATTATATAAGTATTTATCTAAAAAAAACTTAAAATTTACCACCATCAGCTATCAATTCAACCACATTATCAGTGGCCTTGGCCTTCTCAAGCTCACTAATACGCTCTAGCATGTTGAAAATTGCATGATGCAATTCCCTGGCTTCTTTTGCACCCAAAGTTAACTCTTTTGAGCCGGATTGGTTCAGTATTTGTACTTTTTCGTTAAATTTCTTTACAATACTGTCCATTAAATTACGTCCTTGGTATTAGCCAACCTAAGATGTTCTTGTTGTTCTAACTTAGACTTAAACGGACCCTGAAACTTATATCGTTGTAGAGTAATTAGTTTAGGACAAAAGCTAGGCATCCAGTTATTACTAAATTCAATGATGTAATAGCCAGCACAGAAATAACTCTTGCTCTTGGCACTCTTGGTATAGATGAAGGATTTGTGTTTAATATCTTTAAGGACATTATGTGGACGATGTGCAGTAGGATAACCTGAAATGTCTTCAGTTACTACTGCCTTAGGTTTAGTCTGAACTTTAGTATCAAAACTAATGTTGTAAGTCTTTTCTAAGTTCTTGATGTTATCAAATAACTTACGTTCATTATTGTGTACATATACTACACCCTGAGTATTGCGTTGGATGGTAGCAACCTTTTCGCCATCCTTCTCTACGATCCAGAATTTATTTTTAACAATGGGTTTTGCAGTTAAGCTCATGATACATTCTCCAGTGTAAGTTGTTTCAGAAAGTTCTGCGTATCAGCAGATGCTTCTGTTTCAGGATAAGTGCTGTTAAGCATTTCTGAATATTGTGTGGCTTGTTCACTTAGTTTAACCAGGTCATATTTGCCACAGTATTTCAGAAACTTTGCACCTACCATGCTGACTAATTTAGCAGTACTTGCTTCAGTAATTGTTTGTACAATAATAGACTTAATGGCATCAGGCTGTGCTTTGAGGTCTACTAGTACACGATTGCGATGATAATCATCTAATACTTTATGCTCAACACCGTTATGGTCTGTCCAGCGTTGTAACATTAGGTTATTCCAGGCAAATCCTTGTTTGTGACGATCCTCATAGGCTTCTGTTAACCCTACTTTAGTTTTAGAACCTTTAGTGCGTACACCTGGATAGGCACTAAAAATATTGTCAGTAGGATCACCACGCATAACTTTTTCAAACAAGATCCATTCAGGATCAGGAATAGTCTTGGGCTCCTTGGTCTTCTTATCCAGTACTAATTTACCCTTCTTATCATAGATGCCGTTAATGGTATGCAGCTCATCTGCTACGCCATTGTATTGTTCTACATTAGTTGCTAGTAGTTGATGGAAGTCTGAGTCAGAGCTAATGATTACGTGACTGTCGTTTGGATGTATTTGTATCCAACCAGCAATAAGATCATCTGCTTCTAGTTGTTTATGTTGTAGTACTGTACAACAGGTACTATTAATAAGGTATTGTTGTAGGTCATCAAATGCACCCCAGAATGCCTTATCTTCTTCCTGTTCTTTTTCTGTTTGTGCTGCACGAGCTTCGGCACGATTAGCTTTGTAGGGTTTGTAATAGTCCTTACGCCAGCTGCGCCCTTCTAAACAGAATACTACATGGTCTGCTTTTTGTTCACGCCAGGCCTTTTGTATGCTACCCAGAGTTACATGAATAGCAAACGCTACTCGTTCCTCTAGTTCACTACCACGATGTGCTACATGACGAGCCCTAAAAAACCCATTGGCTAAATCTACAAGCAAATATTTCATGTTAAACCTTTAGAAATTATGTAGAATAATAATAGCACTTTATTCAGTAGCTGTCAACCTTTTTAGAAGTATTTTGGTCCAAGCCATATGGGCATCAGACATAGTAAGTTCATCAGTATATGTTTTGAATATGGTTTCGGTTGTGGGCATTATCAGATGTGGCATGGCCCAGGTTGGATTAAACTGGCTCTGAAGTTCATAATAGTAAATGAATATCGGATCTGGTCTATTATAGGACCTTAGGCTCGTATTAAGTTGTTCTGATGTCTCTTTACTAGGTCTGGCCAGGGCCAGAATCGCTACATATTGTTCGGGTTGATCTATCAATACAAAGTTTAAAAACTTGTTTACACTTTCTGCATCAGACTGATAAAACATAGCATCCAGAAATAATCTGGCCTTAAGAATCTGGCTTAGTCTATGGGCGTAGGTGTAGGGTTTGTTAGCTGGATGTACATGAGTTTGTTTATAGGCTATCTGGGTATCTTGTTCAGCGTATTCGAAGTCTGATGCTGCTTTAGGTGCCAGAATATGGTTATGTCCAGTGACATAGAGTATCATTAACTGTACTCAGCTCTACCGTCATTCCTGTCTTTACGACGAACTTTGGGATTCATGGCTTCATATTGCTCATAGGTTTCCAAGACAACATGACGACAGACATCCTGGAACCATTGATCGATGATCTGACTATCATCTTTGCCCACATATCCTGCTCTGATCAGTTTAGCAACAAAGAATTCGTTCCAGTCTAGTTCAAAGCTACCATTTCTTGGATTAGTGTCGTCTATATCTACACTTAGTATAGCAATATAGGGTTCGTTAGAAGCAGTAGCCTTTTCTTTAGGACTAAGCTCTTTGGGTTTGCGTGGGATGTTAACCTTAGGTTCTGGGTCAGGTTTGGATCCAAATATCTTCTTGAAAAAATTGTTCATGGTTATTCCTGATAGGTTGATACTAGCAATTGAGTCGAAGGGTTCGTGCATTATTTATTAACTAATTTTCTCATAGTGACTTTCCTTTAAGTAACCATATCAGGTGTTCATCAGCATCATGCTAGAGTTGTTCCACAACAGAGTCACCTGGGCCACATCAAGTACCCCAGGCATTTTTAAACAAAGGGACCTGAAGTCTATCGCTGTAACGATAACCCAGTTCCATGGCCTTGTGTGCCACTGTGCGATTGTTCAGACTATAAACACTTTCCACACCACCTACGGGCATTAGATACACAGGCACATCCACACCTGCCTCCTTGAACTCATGCGCGGCCATGATAGCATCTTGCACATCACGATCTGTGGCCACCACAAACTTGAGATACACATAACCTAGCTGCTGATAACCTGCTACTACCTCGGGCTTAATGGCATCTGACCACTTCTCACCTGAGCATGGTAGTTTTGCACTAACACTGAATGTGATTTCTCTGGTATAATCTGGATGTGGCATCAACCATTCTAGCAAGTAATCAGCCAGCTCATCAGTTAGTGGTTGAGTACCGTTAGTTTCGAAAGTGATCTCTTTAAGATCTGCCATTTTAGGATGCCGCAGCAAGTCTGGATATGCTCGTTGCCATCCTAATAAAGGTTCACCTCCTGTGATCACCAGATGTTCGTCGCGCCATTCCTTGTGCGGTAGCGTATCCACAATAGCAAGGGCAATCGCATCAGTATCCAAAACGGGAGATAGATGCTTAAAGCGAGGATCCCAACTAGCGTAACTATCACAACCTGTGCTAACAAGAGGAAGGGATTTGTAGTCGGTATAGTTAGCAGGGTCAATATTGATAGCTTCATTGCTGAATTCTCCTCGGGGCATGCCAAAACCGGCACATTTAAAGTTACATCCAAATACACGCAAGAACACACTAGGCACACCCATGTACCTACCTTCTCCTTGTATGCTATAAAATAGTTCTGCTACTTTGATTTTAGACATTGGTTTTCTTTCTAAAGTTTTCAACATCTTTGATGGCAGACTTTAATGCTTCTGCATAATTCAGAGCTTGTTGATTAGACATGGATAACGCAGTTTCGTGCCGTAGATAACCTGTAGTTAACAATGTCCAGATTTGTTTAAAACGATTCATGCTCCAAGATGGGCTTTTAACATCTACATAAATTTGTACAGATACATTACAATCATCTGCTTCTACCCATACTGTGTGGGTGTGGTCAGATTGGCCACAATCGCAGATGACCTGATAGACCTTAGATTTGCCCCAATCATGTTGTTTGAGGATTCCCTCGGCTGGTTTTTGTGCTTTCATTTCAACAATCCTATAATGTATAACAATCCGCAAAATATATTAAGTGACCACAGACTTGGTTGACGCCATTTTATTCCAACTATAGTCCAAAGTATACAGCCCACAAGGAATAATACTTTATTTGCGGGTATGATGTCAAATGCTGTGGTGACAGTGGCCAATACTATAACAGCATTGGCCACCCAAGACAACAACTGATTGTTATTCAGCTTCAATCTTCTTTTGCAAATAATTGAGCAATACACCATAAGCTGGCAGAATAACAAGTAAGCTAACAACAATCTTAGTAATGATCTGGTTAGTAGCTACTACTTGCCAGTTTGCTGCCATAAACTCGTTGGCACTATTATGGAACGCCGTACCAAAGAATGCGTAGGTATCAATAATGCTAGTAACTACACTACTCAGGGTTGGTGCAATCCACCAAGAGCTATACTTCTCTCTGAACCACTGGAACACATAAACATCAAGCAATGTACTGATTAGGTATGCTACACCACTAGCAACACCAATTCTAAGTGCAACGCTTTCTGGAGCACCAGACGCTATAACTACCCAGATACTGGCACAAATTGCTGGGATAAAACTAAGTCCTACTACTGCTCTGCCCAGGCTCTTACCTACCATCCTAACAGTCAAGTCAGTTGCAACGACGACTAGTGGGAAGGTGAATGCAGCGTAAGTTAGTGGGAATCCCAATAACTCAAACTTCATGCTTACCAGGTAATTACTTAGTGCAATAATGAAGGTATGAAAAATCACTAGCTTAGTAGCTAGAGCTTTATCAATACCAGGTAATAACTTATCTAACATTTATTTCTCCTTAAAGTTAATGTGGACTATTCCCCACATGATTCCAAACAACGATGGTGAGTTAAATCTAATTTACTCTCCAATAGTTGGTACACATCATCATACCATTGAATATTACCAAAGTAACAACAAGTGCTCAGTTTACCCAGTGCTGATAAGTACACACTGGGATAAGATAGATGCATACAGTCTTTTTCTTGGACTGACATAGCTTCTATATTTTGTTCTTTTCTTAATAAGTGAATAACTTCGTTAGGTGTATTAATACTAACATTTTCTTTAGTTCGCCAATGAATGTTATTCACTTGTTGTTGTTGTCTATATGATTTTACAAATTTAAAGTTTTTAAATCCCAGTTGCTGACTTAATCTCATACATTCTAAAATTTGATGTTTATTATGATCAAAGGGTATAAACTGCCAGGTAGCATGTCCACCATTATTAATAAAACTACTAGCATTGTCTATTATCTTTGTGTAATCAGTGCCTTGTCTATAAATTGCATGGATGTCATTAATGCCATCAATACCAAACCAAACATTATGTTCTATATCTTGTAACAGCGCAGCTAATTCTTTCCACCAAGTAATATTTCTTAAACTGCCGTTTGTGTGGATTTGTATTTTTGTACAATGTTTTTTAGCTATGTGTATTAAGTCTAAAAAATTATGTGCTATTACAGGTTCACCTAAATTTCCACAAAACTGGATAGTTTCTAAATTGTACAATGATTTTACAACAACTTCAAATTTTTCTGTATCTAAATCAGTCTGGATAAATTCTTGTTTTTGAGTAGATCCATTATTTCTGGGACACGCTGGACAATAAGCATTACATCTTGAACTAGGTTCAACATGCAACCATTTTATGTCCAGCGCATTCATTAATCACTAAACTCGTTGTCTTCTCTATGACCCACACGCATGGCCATGTTAGCATCGGTCTCTCTGACTTCTACTTTGCAACACCACACACGCTTGGCTTCTTCTGTTCCATACATGGGGAAGAATATGGTGTTGATATATTCGTACAGGAAGTCAGCCAAGCCTTCGCAGCCAGTTTTTTCCACTTCGGTGATCTTGGCTATGCCCAGTTTACCTAAGTTTAGTAGTGCATCACGATGAGGATCATCCTGTGCAACCAATAGAGTATGGTCGAACCATTCCTCTAGTTTATCTTTTAGTGGACGAAGCCCACCGAAGTCCATGCACCAATTACGAGCGTCCAGGGTATCACATTCAAATTCAAAGTGGAAACTAAGTGCGTATCCATGAACTAGATTGCAATGACTATCAGCACGCCATTGACGATAGGCCACTGGGCCAATTTGTTTATAAGTTTTTGTTGAAATGTATTTTGCCATCTCTTGCCTCTTTCTCTGAGTAAGTTTTATGGCATGCAGAATGTTTTAAGAGGGGTGAATGCCAAGTCCTCTGACTAATATTTATGCTGGCTTTTTCCCAGCGTAGATATCTTGCCATAAAGTTTCATTAGTTCCAGCTAATATCCAATCGTGTTTGCCTACTATCTTTTTAATTGTAACTGGACTTCGTATTGTACTATAAATTGTTTCAAAGTCAATATTTTCCATGCCCACATATTTAGGTCTGGGACCAACCTTATATACATTCCATTTTGCTTCTGCATTAGTCCAAGCTGGATTGCGTTCATTTATGAAGCTCAGCAACATTTCAGGTTTCCAAATAAAGAATCCATTGGGATGATATCCTGGGTCGTGATGATCCACAGCATAGTCACATTCCCAGTGTACATACTGACCCTGAAACTTGGCATTTAGCTTAGAATATTCTAATTCTAAATCAGGATCAGGTATGAGTTGTAGGTCACAGCAGCCAGTTACTAAATAACCACCTAATTGTTTAACATGATCAGCCAACCAAACATTGCCCATGCCCCATAACATTCTGTTACGGTCTAATTTTTGTAATGCAGCTATAGTAGATACCCAGCTTTGTACTTCATGCTCGATAACTACAGGATTAATGTTTCGTTGTTTACACCAGTCCAGAGCATATACAATGTCATGTCTGTTATAATCTTCTATCTTTAATATTACAGGGGTAAAGGGCAATCCAGCATTATAAAAACTGTTTGCTACACATTCACTATCAGAACCTCCACTCATACTAACATAGACATTCTTATAAGTGTCAAAGATTTCCTGAGCTGATTCAGTACATGCCTGTTTAAAACTAATAATGCGATCAGTTTTTTCTGTGTATGTTATTATAAAACTTTCAGACAAACTTCTTTGAGGTTTACCGTCATAAGAAAGTTTTACCCAATTATTCCTACCTGGCATGATAATTTTCTTTATAAAAATCATACCAGTGTAGATTATATACTTCCAATGGGTCTGTGGTTGGCTTAGGTTTCACAAAATCCATTTTCATTTTAGCTACTGCTGCTATGTCTTCATCCAGAGTAGTTTCATTCACAAAGCAGAAATTATTTTTTTCTGATTCTGAAAGTAATGGATCAAACAAATAATGCCCAAACATCTCATAGCCCAATCCAGTTTTATTGGGTATCATTTCAGAAATGTAAATTTTACCTGGCTCATATTCTATATGTATACCAGGATATACAAACAACCACCAGCCATGATCATGATACTGTGCAATATAATTTTCACCAGCTTCTGTTTTAATTTTAGTTATGTCTATGTAGCTAGACAATGTAGGATGTATGTAAGGCACATGAGCTAAATCAATATGCATCTCCATCTGCCAGCGCCAGTCACCAGGACATTTTCTATAAAAACTATGGCTATACTCTAAATCTTCAGCACCTAGCTCATGTACCCAGGGAGTATTTGGCTCTTCAAAGTCCTTGAATATAAATCCACTTTTCCCTAAGGTGGCTTGTTTCTGAACTAAATTAGATTGATTGGGTTGACTGGCTTTTCCATTTAAGTCCCAGGACCAACCATGTAATCCACAACTTAAATCATTGAATGCGTAGGTGGGTCTGGATAAAGCATAGCCACGGTGTGGACAAATATTTGTTGAATACTTAAAATTCCTATCCAGAATATAATTGTATGTGCTAAAATAGTTTTTGTTTTTAAATATATCTTTATGCGTAAAAATTACTGGTGTCATAACAATTTAAGTAATGAAGTTTTATGGTATCGTTGTACGGTAAGTTCAAACGGTTTATTTATCTTGTCTCTGAGTGTTTGATATTTACCCCAGGGTAATACATTAATATTATTAAACTTTGGCCTGAACTCTAATCCATAAATTTCAGCCTTGGCTTGTTGTGTATTAAGATGATTTGGAATATTTCGCACCAGGCTAAAAAACATTTCTGGAGTATAACTTAAAAATCCACCTGGATGATCTGACCCGTAAACTAAATCCATATAATAGTCGTGTTCTGATATTTCAAAAACATCGCCCATGGGCTCAGAATAACTAACTGAAATATAAAACGGATCACCATAACCTGTAATGAGCCTGCCAGTAATAGGTAATGTTTCTGCCAGGATTATGGGTATATAACCAATCTTAGCTGGAGTTTTAACTTGCAAAGCATACTTAAGTATTTTTTCTAAAAATTCCTGTTCAGTATCTTTAGTTATAGTATAAACTATGGGTTCAATCTGATGCTTTTCACACCAGTCATAGGCATGCCAGCACTCAGGTTCTTGCCAATACCAATCAAAAATAATAGGTTTAAATGGTATTTTATTTCTATATAAGACATTGGCCACAAACATACTATCTAGCCCACCACTAAAACTTAAGTACAGATCCTTATACTTTTGATATATGATATCTGCCGTATAATCAGCAGCATCGTTTATAGATAACTTTTTAACTGTGCCCAGATTGAACTGGCATGCTAACTGTTTTGTTAGATTGCTTGTGTCTCCAGGAATTAGGTTAAGGTTTAACCAATTGTCTATACCAGGCATTATGCTTTGTAATCACCTTTGCCTGGTATAACATTACGAACACCACCACGGGGATTCTCTACATCACCTCGGTATCTGGGAATTAGATGTATATGGGGGTACATAACTGTTTGTCCTGCGGCGTCTCCAGTGTTCATGCCTATATTAAACCCATCACATTGTTCGCTGAGTTTTAAACGGCAACCATGCATATAGGCACTATAGAACGCATCTTGTATAACTTCTGGAGTATTGTGTCTAGGCACAAACAATAAATGGCCTGGAGATACTGCAAATTTATCTTTGTATACAGCTACATGAAAGTCTGATAGTTCTTCTACTTCATCAGTCCAGGGTGCATATCCTGATAGTTGAGCATCAATCAGGGCTGTCATTTCATCCACCAGTCTTCATATGGAAAATCAATCCAGACATCATTCTCTGCCTTGTTTACTTCCATACCTACATAATGAGCACTAAGGTTAGACTGGCTTGATAAGTTGTCTACAATAACAGCTACTCTGACATTGTTACCCCAGATATCATTCCATTTCAAATCTTTAGGATATGCACTGGCTTGCCAGTCTGACATAATCCAATTAATGGTAGCACCACTATCGTTAATATCATCAACAATCAGAATGTTTTTACCATTGAACGCATCCTCGGCCATCCAGCAATTACTTTCAGTATCAGAAGTATCACGCAGGCTTACCTTAAGAGTGTGCATAGGTACATCCAAATAATGACTTATAAGAACTGCGGGTAGTAACCCACCACGAGTAATACCCACAATATAATCAGGACGCCAATCGTCCAGAACAATGTCTCTACAAATTGCAGCTACAATGCTCTGGAACTGCTTGTGATCAATAGTTAGTTTCTGTGTCATAATAGTCTTTCAAATTATTGTTGTAAATGTTTTTCATGTTAGCAAACCAAAATACAAAAGCTTCTTCTTTGTATCTAACGTCATACCAGACTCTACAATGTCTTTTGGGCGATGTATAGTTGTAGATTAGTGTATAGTGTTTATCATTAGGAGTCAAAGGTTTATCTATGTCAAAAAAGATATGTTTATATTTTTTGAGCATTAAGCCGTCTAAGTTCAAGATATTTTTCCCATTGAATCCAGACACCTTTGCTAAGAAATCCCCATTCTCTTTGCTTAGGGCCTGGCATAAACAAACTCCAGGCTGTTACACCTGGCTCTAATTCTACTCTGTGAAAACTTTTGGCACTACTAATCCTAAAATGTCCAGGTCCACGCCAAACTTTGTACTCAGATATTTTATTACCGGTATCATCGAATTTAGGCATCCATTCCCAGTAACCGCCTTTAAGTATCAGCGTGGCATAAGGCCAAGGATGATCATGCAAGTCATCGGGATCTGACTTAAGAAACTTGTGTAGAAAGACATTAAATGGAAATACTCCTCGGTCCTTGAGAAAAACATAATACCGCTCCAGATAAGGTTCATTGTTTACTCTATCCATTACAATACGCTTACGGCCCAGCTTGTCCAATAACTTTAATAGCATTAGCTACTCCTTGGCACTTAATTAAGAACTAATATTATACGATACTACAATAATAGTCAAGCTCATCTGATAAACAAACTGCAAAAACATCCATCAGAATTGTATATACTGGCCATATTCAGTTCCAAATGGACCTTGTATCCTATTTTACGGAAACATTCAATCCAGCCTGATGGTGTTTTACAATTAATATGGGTATCATCCTGCCTGCTTACTTCTAAAAAGAATCGTTTTGGATCTGTGGGTACGCTGCAAGGTATGCGCACCAATACTTTGTCAAATTCTAATTTTAAAAAAGTAGTATCTATTTGTTCATCAGTCATGTGTTCCAAAACATCTAAAAAGATACCCAGATCATAAAAGCCCTCTGGTTTAGATATTAGTTTATGACCAAACTCTGATGCTTTGGCAGTGGCCCATTCAGATATATCGTATCCATAGACATTCTGAAATCCAATTTTTTCAAAACCAGCAATTAAAAATCCTACACCACAACCATAATCCAATATGGTAGATTCTGTATTAAGTATGCTAAACTTATTAAAAGTCTGATATATCTCATCGGCTGTTCTGAGATATCGTTCTTTTTTACTTAAGTAATTTGTGTAGTTATTTGTTTTGTAGTATTGTTCGTCGAATTTGTTCATTAAGCAAAATTTTTATCAGGCATTTCCTGGGCAACAGTATGCAGTATCTTGTTATTGAACTTGTAGTAACAATAGTTACATGATTCAGTCCAATTTGTACCGCAGTTGTTTTTTATCTGATATGGATAACCCTGGTCTGCATAATTCTTATTTAATGCTTCCCAGGTTGACTTAATATTATCTACATCACACAGGGCATAGTCTAAATCATAATTTTGCTTGTTCAGAACATGACTAGTACAGGTGTAAACTTTGTATTTTCCAGTACCAGTGGGATCAGGTGCTACATAAGGCCTAACCATGCCCACATAACAGCCCTGATCAAAGGGACTGTCATCATCACCAATATCTTTAATGAATATCTTGTTATTGGTGTCTATGGCATCTATTACTCTTTTAAACTTGTCTCGGATCAGAGCATTATTACCTTTGATTAAACAATTACCAGCAATTCTAACGAATTTAATTTCAGGATGTAATTCAACTACTTTGGCAATTCTGTTTATGGTCTCAACATCAGTAGGCTTATAACTCATGCCTAGTCTAGTACCAGTTCCTTGAGTACCTTCATAAATGATATAGCTTAGACCAATTTTAGACTTGGGGAATCCAGCAAAATCATAATCTTCTGGATTATAACCTTCATCCAGTTTAATTAGGCTTATGCGAATCCATTTAATTTTATCAAAGTTTTCTGGTTTAATACGATTTAGTTTTAAAGTGTTGGTTATGATACCAATGTCATATCCTAGCTCTGAAGCATATTCTACAATGGAATTGATGTCAGTCTTGGCTTCTTTATCCCTGTATAATAAAGGTTCACCGCCACCAGTTATCTCTATGCTTTTGGCACCCAGGGATTTAAAATCCTCTAGTACTTTTTTAAGATCAGCCCAGGGCAGATATGACTTTAATGGTCTCTCAGCAACACTACAAAATGGACAGCCGCTACTACAAGCTTCTACTGGACTCAGCTGAACAGTTATGGGTTTAAATTGCCTTTTAAACTGAATGCTATGTAAAACATCAGTATGTTGTAATAACTTATCGCCCCAGGTGCTATATTGTTGTGTAAGTGTTTCGTGCTTATTATCTTCCATTTTTTATTTATGGACTACTCGGTGTAGGCTGCTGTAGATTGGGTATAGATATTATCTCCTATGCACAAAAATGGATGCATCCTTGCTATGGTTGGATAACAAGTTTTAATATCTATAATACCAAGGCCTATCTGATTATCTGTGGGTAAGAACCCATATTCTTTGACCCAGTCAATAAGTTTTTGGGCAGCATGTGGTTTAATAATATAGGCATAACAGCCCCAGGTGTAACCACCAGCTTGTTTAACTTTACTAGGCTTTATATTTCGGATACACAATGGCATATTAAACTCGTCAGCCATTACTTGCTCATAGTCTTTGCGATACGGATCAATACTGTCTAGTTTAAGTACATCAGTGAACTGATCTAAAATATTATTAGGTAGCGGCTTAATGAAGTAGCCATCGTGTTCTAATATCAGATAAGGTTTAGCATCTTTAACGCATTGCTGCCATAGATAAAAATGGCTCAGAAAATTACCATAGTGACCTATGGTCATTTTACCATTAGGTACAGTTGGATGGATGTGGATATTTAACTTACTGGCATGTTCAGCATAATCTTTACCCCAGATGGCATCAAAAACCCAGGCAGTTATATTAAACTTTGCTGCCTGGGCTCTGCACTCCTGACTTAGTCTTTCAGATAACTCATGCCCTTTAAGGGTAATGATATGAGCTTGCATTAATCTTCTTTAGTAATTTCCAACGGTCCAAAAAACCAGGCTTCGGTATCATCGTTAGTCCAACCATTATTTTCTAAGTAACTATAATGGTCGCCTTCTTCGTCAATACCTTCCTGTATTAGTTCTTGTGCTTCTTCGGTGATATTATCGCTATATTCAATGTCACCATACCAGCCATCATCCATGCTAATTAGTTCTGAGTTTTCAATGTTGTCACCGTATAGAGCATTCATATCAATACCCTCGGAGTTTTCTGCAGTAATACCATCTGGTGGATTATCGTCAGATGTTTCAACACTATATGATCCCCAACGGAAGCCATTTATTACTACAATCTCTTGATCACCCTTGGTCCAGATTTCCCGCTCTTCGCAAGATTTCTTTTCTGTGGTTGCTATGGTCCATGAAGTCATATTAATTTACTCCGTGAAAAAGATTACCAGCAGTGCTTGTAAATGATTTCTGTTTTGCACTACGCATATGATCTTGCCGTCTCATAGTTTTATCTATATGACATAACTTACACAAGACTTGATGATTGTTTGGGTTGTTGTTAAACGGATTTCCATCAACATGATCAATGTCCAAGTGTGAAGGGTTAGTAAATTTATCTGTAACCAGACAAGGAGTACCAGTAATGTCACCATGTTTGTTGGCACATTGTTTAGATAATTTCCAAGCATTAACTAAATCTTTTTTCGTTGTGTGATGAGTTTTACACACAGTTCTTAGTTTCTTTCGTTTTCTATCTACAGTATGAACCAAAGAATTACACGATGGATATGCACAAACAGGTTTCATAATAAAACTCCAAATAAAATTGTTAAATTAACTATCTCGTTCCATTTCAGTGGCTTCACGCACCAGGGCCACCAGTTCATCCACGGTGGTCACCATGATCTTGGCATTCTTCCACTCGTTCTCGTTGTCTCGGCCGCCAACTTCAATCATGAAACCGTTGTCATACATGTTAATGGTGAAGTTTTCGTTTACTTTGACCAGCTTGTCGCTGATGGTTTTTACTGCGGGCTTACTTTTTGCCATTTTATTCTCCTTGGTTAGTGGTACTACTAATGATTCAAATTCACGCTTTAATTCTTCTAATGCTTCTAATAAATCCACTTCAACATAGCTATCACGCTGGTCTAACATAACCCAGCCTTCACCACAACTAGGGCAAATTAACTGACCAGACATTTCAATCAGTTCACTTTCCTTATGCATGGTTGTACAACTAAAACATGGTACTTTTAGTTCTTTCTGTTTGCGTGGCATAACTTCTCTTAATCAATAATTTTAATATCGCTTAATGCAGCAACCATTTTAAACTGATCCCAGAGTTCCTGCGCAGCAGGATGCTGTTCTAGATCTTCGGGAATCGGCACAAGGTCACGCCAATATCGGCCCCATATAGTTTCGCCTGTAAAACGACGGCCAGCGTCAAACAAACGCGGTTGGTGTATCTGACCATTGTTGTACATCCGGATAGTGAGATCGCGGTATTCGCTTTCGGTATAGTTGAACCGGGACCAGGTGATCTCATAACCACGATAGATGTCAGCCCATTGCTGATCATTGTGCGGGTCAAACTTGGTGCCCGTGACAATGACTAAAACATCTCTTTCCTGCACCTGGCCATCCAGGATGTCCACGATGCAGCGGCTATAACTAAGTCCTACTTTCATAGTTTCCCTTAACGAGGAGCAAAATCTTGTTGTAGTTTAATGTTGTCGAAAAATTCTTTCTTGGTACCAGGATCGTCATTAAATGCACCACGTAATACTGTGGTTTGTGTAAGACTACTACGAGCCATTACACCACGGTTTTCACAACAACCATGAGTAGCTTGTACATATACACCAAGATTTCCACTACCAGTAGCAATACCAATATTGTTGGCAATATCATTACATAATTGTTCTTGCAAAGTACCTCTGCGAGCACACCATTGCGCAATTCTAATATACTTGCTAAGTCCAATTACTCTGCCATTGGGAATAACACCAATATAGGCTGTACCAGTAACTGGTTGATGATGATGACTACACATACTCTTTAGTTCTGCCCTGACAACTATCATACCGTTATAGGGTTGAGCACCATCATCATTATTGTTGGGAAACGATGTAGCATTAGGTGCCGGATCATAGCGTCCTGACATAATCTCATTGAAGTACATCTTGGCCAATCGTTTGGCTGTGCCTTTACTGTTAGGATCGTTTTCGCGATCAATTAGTAATACATCCAGAACCTTTTCAAATGCTTCTGTGGCTTCAGAGATCAAGTGTTCTTTGTCTGATTCAGCTATGTAGTCGCTGATGTTATCTCCGGCCCAGAACCTTTTACCATCGGACTTCATGCGCTCGCGTAATACTTGTGATAGATGTTTGCTTGTGTCTGTCATTTTAATCCTAAAATATTGTTAATCATTACATCAGCATTCAGATATTTGTTCTTTAAGATATCTGTCTGATATGCTAGTGCTGTGATATATTTAGATCTATTGTACACTTTGTCAGAAATAAAGTCAATAATATCAGCCTTGTATTTCTTATAATTGTCGAAACTTTCGGTCCAGATACTTGGATATTTAAATTCTGGCACATACATTTCTGAGTAACTACAACGATCTGGAACTACTGGAATGGCTCCAGCCAAAGTACCTTCCATCTGACTAATACCCAAGTTCTCATGTAGGCTGCAACTAAACACTACACTAGCATCACCCATGGTCTCATAAAACTTATCCTTGTTTAGATTCATTTTCTGAGTAATAACTACTTCTGGAGTTAATCGCTTTGAAAGATCTTCTATGATATTAGGCTGCTTGTCATCATTATAACGATGTGGCCAAATAACCATTTCTTTCTTAGTTTTGGAAACATATTTTTCACACTGAGCAATAATGGGATTATGTGGCTGTCCGCTTACTATGGCCTTGTAACCATAGATATCATTGTCAATTTCTAAATTACGCATAAACATATCTCTATGAAAATGAGTAGCATAATAGTTAGTAGTACAAGCATGAAACCAACCAAGTTCAGTATGCCAGGGCCAGGGTTTAGACATTTTATAACCTAAAATATCACTTGGGTCATAAGCACCTGCATGCCAGATACCATGTATCTCTACAGGAATCTCTAACAAGTCAGACATATATCTGATAGCAGTGATTACAAAATTCCAGGCATCAGTTACTAAAAACTTATCTCCTGCTACAATCTCACCTCTGCTAAACATTTCACTAATGAGCTGTGTCTGACTAGCCTTATAAACATTAGTGGCACCAAAGTCTAAAAATGCACCAGATGTAGTACCAGCAGTTAACTGAACACCATCTAGTGTTTTTACTTTGTATTTTAGTTTATTATTAAAAATGGCTGTATTAAACAATTCTGGGATATTTTCATACCATTGTTTAGTGTACCTTTGATCAATAGGTTCAATGGGTACAATATAAATCGTATTCATTATGCCATCTTTTTAAGTTCTTCAGACCAGCCGTTTTTAACATTCTTGCCGGCTTTGCTGCGGTTAAAGTCCTGGTAAGTCTCATTGCGATTATTATATAGATCAGCTTCTCTGAATACTCTACCATACTTTACACAAAACGCCTTAAATTCTTCTAGGTCTGTGAAGATGTCAGATACTTCAGGTTTCATTTTCAAATACTTCTTAAGCCAAGCTGGATGAGCCATGATAATTCCTTATATTTTCATGTTTAAGTTAGGATAATGCGTTAGATACTTTGTACCACTACCGTTTTCTCCATCTTCCGCAACATCAATTTCAATGTCACGGTCTGGATACCTGGTTGCGATAATCTGATATAGATCATCTGAAATCATTTCACAGCTCTTATAGTTAAGTTGCAGAGTACCTTCACTATAAAGTTTTTCCAGCCAACGCTTAAACTGAATAAACTCAATATCTCTGTCATCATGAAATACTTGTATGGCTACTCTAAAATGAAAGATATGACGATGTGGGGTAGCTAAGAAACTGACATCATATTCGTCACCTGTAGCCAGACTTGGATCTGTAGCTGCTGCTGGATACTTGTGGATACCTTCCTTGCGAAAGGTAACCCAGATCATTTTTGTAGCACGATCCTGTATTCTTTGACGCTGTTCTGTCATGGCTTGTTTATGTTGTTCCATAATGTTCCTATTATACTATTATAAATTAATAAAATCAAACTTATTTCTTCTTTTCTGCTTCTTCCAGAGCATCTAGTTTTGCAAGGTTTAGACCATCTTCATTTACTACTGGTGGACCAGTTTGCATGTCAAATAGTTCATCAAACATAGTATTGGCGTTTCTGGCATTCTTACCCAGATAACCGTTTGCACTACTGCCACGAATATCCATGAACCATTTACTATTGTAATCATGATCAACTATGGCCATGGCTGCACCATAACTAGGCGCACTAAAGATTGAGTCTACTAAGTCTCTGAAATATTTTCTGTCAGTCTGTTCTCTTACCAGAGCTGCTGGAATAACACCACTGTCATACAGATCGTTACCATCCTGCACAGATCTAATGTGCGCATGAATGTTATGGCCCATTAAGATAGCATAGCTAAAACTGTCCCAACTAGTGCGTCCTACTTTATTAATCTTATTACGATCTGGCTTAACATGATAATGATCATCGTTATTAACATTAAACTTAGTACCACCAAGTTCAGCATCGGTCTTGCGTACACCTGCACCATAGATGCAAATATCTTTGATCTCAGTACGCTGCATTATAGGACTATCAATAAAGTTCTTGTAGATACCATCCTGGATAACAGCATCTCTGAACATACGACTATCACGAGCATACTTTTTATCGTCTACACATTTAATCATCTTGTAAGCCCACTTACCACGATTATCTAGTCTATTTTCGTTATAGACCTGACCATTAGCAGTAGCTAAGAATGGACTAGCACAGTCAAAGCTAATAGTAAAGTTAGGATTATGATACTTGCGTATGGCTCTTTGTATATCTGTAAACATCATAGCCCATTCTAACTTACTAGTACCCAAATAGTGAATCCAGTCCTGTTTGCCAGTTTCCAACAATCCATCATAAATCATGGTTACTAACCGCTTTACTACTAAATGAGCATCGCATTTATTTTGTGATCCCATGGCCCAACCATTGAAGTGATCGTTGGGATATACTTTAGGGTCACAAAACTTCTTCATCTCATTGTACCACTCGTCAGCTTCTTTATGGTTGTCTCCCTGTAGCACAGTTAAAAACTTACAGTTACCTTTACGATTCCTTAACCAATATTCAAAGTTAAACTTTGTGGCTTCAACAGCTTCGCCATAGTTGCTAATCTTAGTAGCAGCAACACCTGCGGGGGTACGCCCTACCCAACCGGGCACGTCTAGGGTCATACCATAGTTCATGTAACTTTCCATCCAGTCCAGAACTTGTGTACGCTTTTTATGCGCCTTGGCACAACCAGAACCAGCTCTCCAATCACCTTCCCAGACGCCTTTACCAATCTGGAAACCACCTGAGTCACCAAGAATAAAACTATCCTTGTCACGATTACGAATCATATCCTCAGATGCATCAAACTTAGATGTATCTAGGTTAGCATGGCCAGCACTATATAGGCCCCAACGATATGGGAAGTAAGCCTGCTCAGGATTTAGGAAGTTAAGACCTTCTATGCCGTGTTCAAACCTGCTAGGGATACGAGCAGGGTCTACATGGGTTTCATGTCGTTGTTTGCCTACATAGCCGCTATAAAAACCAGAGATAGCTGGAAGGAAGATAGCATAATCCTTCTGTCTTGCTGTCAGATTGTCTTTAGCAATGGTCATTATTTAACTTGTGCTGGTAGTGTGTAGGTGTATTCTGCTGTGCCTGAGTCAACAATAATTTGTAGAGCACCCTGATCACTAATCTGCAAAGTCTTATCGCCTAGCAAGTTTAGGATACTGATTACTGGTGCTACTGGAAATTGCCAGGCCTTGGTCAATGTTCCTGAAATACCATTATCAAACACAAACTCACCGTTCATGCTACTTGGGTCACCAAAGTGAAACTTTAGTTTACTACCATCAGTCTTGGCTACAAATACAGGCTCTTCTGTGTTTGCTTGGCTCTGGAATTTAAAACGCTGAATATTTGCTACGCTAGGTTGTACACTAACATTCCACTTAATACTAGTCTTAGCTTTTAGATCCTTGAGCTTTTCGTTTACAATTTCAGTGCTCATGAAACGATAATCGTTTCTAAAGTCGCTGGCTTTGTTTTCAAAACGCAATCCGCTAGGTACAGTTTCACCATTCTTAGTTTGGGTATTAACTACAATGCTAGCATCGGTATCATACTCAGGAATGTTAAGAATGATGTTTAGTTTGGTTAAGTTAGGCATACCAAATACGCCATTGAACTCAGGGATAACATTCTTAAACTTACCCTGAATAATAACTGATTTGTCATCAGCTACGCTCTGGAATTCAGTTTCTTTGTCTGTGCCAACAATTTTAACAAAGCTAACATTGCCCAATACATGGGTATGGTTAACTAGGTCTGTAAGGTTGTCTTTCATTAATTTTCTCCGTTAGATTTAAGTATAGCATGTTTATTTAGATCGTGCAACATTATACTGCAATTATTTCACCAATTACTTTTTTAGCTTTAATCGTTTTAAGTTCTCCATCCTTACGCACTACCATTAAATTATGAGTGGCGCCCTGAACAAATCCATCTATGTACATTCCTTGGCCTTCTATGATTTGCTTGTAATCATCATAAAATCTTATAGGCGGCAGGACTATATTAGGCTCCATTAATTGATTTCCAAATTCAGTAATTTTTTCCACTAATTCAAGACTAGCAACATTAGTATAATCAAAAAAAGTAAAAAAGAAAGATCCGCCAGGTCTGAGTAAATTTTTAATACTTTTGAAATGATCAACTATTTTAGCATCTGGTAGAGTATCTTCATAAACATTAGATACTATAATACCAAATTGGTTTTCAGGTAGTAATGTCAATTTGTTTTCATTATTATTTTTATAAAAATACTTTCGGATGCTATTAACATAAACAGGATGATAAAGGGTATCTAAATTAGATTCATCTTGTTCTGGAAAAATTACAAATAATGGATCATTGGACACTATATAATCTGAAAGGTTAAGATAGTCTTTACCTAAAATTAGAGCTGGATATTTAAAATCGGTAGCTCGGTGTAATAAATTTTTAACCTTGTCCCTGAATGATATGTCGTCCTTTAAATAACTTGTTAATATACTATCGTAGGTATAGTTTTTACCAACGCTTACTTGAATTTTTAATTCTATTAAAGGTTTTACAACATCTATTGTATGCTTAAGTAAATCTTGTTTAGCATTTAACAATTCTTTTAGAAACGAAACTGTAGCATCATTAGCTGCTGAAAACGCATTAAACTGATTAGTAAACAATTCTTCAAGCTCAGTCTTTCTGACAAATATTTCACCATATGCTAAAAGATTTACTGTATTTAAAACCTTGTCATTTAAAAGTTGAATTGCTCCCCTATCCAAAACTGTTTGGGTTTCTAAAAGCAACGATTTTAAAACATTTATCTCTTTTAATACCGTACTAAAGTTTACATTTATAGGTGCGAAAGGCATATAGTATCAATCAAAACTAAACAGGTCGTTTACCATACTCTTGTTATTAGTGGCATTTAACAAGTCCCAGTCTAGGATACCCAATAAGTTGTCTACCTTCTGATCTACAATAGTGGCTTCCATCTCATCGTCATCAAAGGGTAATTCTTTAAACCATTCAGGTATATGTGTTTCATCTGTGGGATAACCAACACTAGTATAACCCATGGGATTATCTTTGAGCTTACACACAATAGTTTTCATACCATCCATGATTTGCATACTGTAATTGTCTGAATTCATACGCTTCAGGTTATTCCAGTTCATAGCAGCTCTGACATGTCCAGGCATATTAGCTTTACCTAAACGCTTTTCTTCGTTGGTAAACTTAGTTAAGTTGTTTACTCTCTTAGGCGTACCTTTTTCCCAGGCTGGTCTTTGCGCAAACAACAGTTTGAAGTCCTTGATCATCTCTATGATAATTTCCTTGTCAGAACCTTTGAGCGTTTCCATTAAAATCTGACTTAGAAAATCCTGTACTACCTTAGGAGTATCTGAACGCTTTAGATCCAGACCCATGGCTTTTACTTTACCTGGTTTACCATCAACATCCAGTCGTTTTCCTTCCTGATCATAAATCAGCACAGCATAACGCTTCTTAGTAATAAACAAACTTTTAATACCAATAAGCTCACGCCCGCCTTTAATGATCTCACCTAACTTTCTAGGACAATGAAAACTCTGTTCCATAAAGGCTGGAAAGCTCTGGTTAAGTTGATCTGCAATTTCATCATATAACTGTATGCAAATATCTTTATTCCAGGTCATCTTACCAGACTCGATCTCAGCCTTTAATATAGGGTACATACTAAAGTAACATGAGTCTGTGTCACCATAAACAATACAATCACCTAAGTGATTATATTCACCAGTAACTTGTTCATTAAGGAAACTGGCCATATGTTTGGCAACCTGACGACCAACCAGAGTAGTACTTTGTCCAATCCTGATGTCAAAGAACCTACACCCTGGGTTAAGAATAGCACCATACAAACTGTTTAGGTTAATTTTTTTAACTAATTGACGCTTATCCCAGAACGCAATTTCAGAAGCTTCAGTGGCAGCCTTCTTTTTTGCCTGAAGTTCTTTACGCTCTGAATACCATTGACCCAACAGTCCAGGTACAGTACCTTCAGTATCATACTTGAAGATGGTACCGTTAGCACTCAGTGTCCAGGGATTATTACCATCAAATATCATCTTCCAGACCTGGGCAGCACTATAAACATCTGAGTCACCGCCCTCCCAGTCTATGGTAATTTCTGTACCTGCTTCCTGATTTAGAACTGCGGTGTACTCTAGGGTACCAAACAATCCTTCCCAGGCTCCGGATGCGCTAGTACCACTGGCTATTTTAGCAGCCAGATAGTTTTGCGTCATTGTTTGTCTGAGTTGTCCGACAATTGTTTCTGGCGCCATGTTGAGGGCCCGGATCGCAGAAGGATACAGACTGTTGATGTCGATGGCTCCGACGTAGTCGTGTAGCCCTTTTTTGGGATAAGCAACATAGGCACCTGCGGCTTGAGTTTGTTCATCTGTAATTCTTTCCTTTCGGTTAGGTACAATTAAACTTCGTTGATGTGCATAATTAATAATTGCTTGTTCAGTTACTGCAACAGCACCCATGGTAGTCTGTAGTAATACAGTATTATCATGGGCAAGTTCATTAGCTAGATCTAAAAATCTTAACTTCTTATCTAACTTGGCCAACAAGATGGTATCCTGACGGTTATAGTCAATAAACTTTTTAAAGTCCTTGTTATATAACTGGTCTAGGGTACCTTCATAAGCTAACTTGCGTTCGTTTAGTTCGTATTCACCAATAGCGTCTAAGGCATAACTATGTCGTTCTTCATAGTTATATTTGCGATATAACTGCATATAGTCCAGGTGTACACGACCAATTAAATCAAAGGTAAATTCCTGAGATCCAAAACGCTCAAAAGGATGGTGCTTGGGATATTGACCCCAGAGGCAAAGTCTACGAGTGTCATCTTTGCTCAGCACCTTGTTGATGCGCATGGTGGTATAGGGAATATCAAAGCCTTCTGAGTTCCAACCACTTAGGATGTCTGCGTCATCAATCAAGTTCAGGAATGCATCCAAGAGTTCTGCTTCAGTACTAAACAAGAAACAGTTTTCAAAACCATCACAAATTTCTGTAGCAGTTTCTGTGCTCATGCCCTTGGGGGCAACAACTAATGTGATTAGTTTATCCAGCCAGTCAAAATATAAACTGATGGCTGTAATAGGGTTAAATGGATCGTCAGGACGACTATATCCACGCACAGGGTCAAAGTCCACTTCAATATCGAAAAAACAAGTCTGAAGTTTTGGACTATCTTTGCCCAGATAGTTTTCGCTCAGGCATCTAAACACTGGGTTAATATCCGACTCCCAAGTTTTATCTTTGCCGTGTATGCGAACTTCTTTCTGAAACTCTTTATGGCTCTTGGTGCTAAAACGACTTACAGTATTACCATAAATTGTTCTGAACTTACCCTTTTGATCATTGTAATAAAACACATAGTTAGCAGGATATTCTGTATAGACACGCTCACCGTTCACACGCTCTACGACGTGAATACGGTCACGATCTCTTTCCCAGAATGCATCCACATAACTCATTAAAGAGTGCGTCCTACAGTTTCCAAAATAGTTACAAGTTCGTCGTGCTCGGCATTAGTTTCACCCAGTTTAGACTTCTGGGCAATTTTAATAGCCTTCTTGAGTGTGGCTGGTTTAATTTCCATTTCTTCAGCCACAGCTTTGATGGTGTCATTTAGTCCACCAGTTAGATCTTCAATTTCGGTCAGGATGCCGATACCTTCGTTTACTAGTTGGTTCAGCTTGGCCTTTTGTTCTGCATTAAACATTTTGCTACTCATACATTCTCCTTAAAGTAGACATGCATTGTAACAGATACAAAACTAAAATACAATACATCAAGTAATTATTATTGGACCAAGGTTACCATATAATTCACTACCAGCTTCAGTGAGCTTGCGTTTTTGCCTAAGACTCTTAGTGGTCTGATCCAGACTAGCACTTATGATGTCTCGGAGTTTAGGAAAGTATTGTGACAGTTCAGCTAATAACTGATCTGGTGGTTTAGGGCATTGACTAGCCTCATAATAACAGGTACGGCCTATGTCTGTATAATACTTTGGGTCTACCCCATAACGACTAGCATTAAATGGACATACTCCACTTACTAATAAACAAACATCAGCCAGTTTTTGCAATTTAGCCATGTTGGCAGTATGTTGTTGTTTCATGGTCATATAGGTTATAGCCACAGGTTCTGTATAATCTAAATCAGGTTTATCAAAATAATGGGCTACGAGATTTACTACATAGGCTTCAAGGGTAGTGCTGATGTTTAAATGTAAACGATGTTCTGTTTCTATAACTAGTTCATATACTTCTTTACGGTAAATTTCAAAGTTTGTCATTAACTTAAGGTCTATAAGATTGGGGTATTGGCTCTGACCAATACCCCGTTGGATTTAATTTATTACCTGTAAGTCTTACAAGCATACACCTGTATTACATTGTATCTTCGTCATCACCCTGGGCATATTCATTGAGTTCTTCAACTAAATCAGAAATGCTAGTATTAAAACGATCAATGTAACCATAGCCGCCAAATGATGTCTTGATATGTGCAAAGGTATAAGCCTCCATGTTACGATACACACTAGGTACATGGTGTTTTACAATTTGTTCTATCTCACTAAGATCCTGTTGCATATGATCCAGATGCTCATTAATTTTTGCAGCAACATCAGCAGCTTCTTCAGTATCCATGTCAAAGTTTCTAATTTTACCTTCAGCCATGGTTACTACATCTGTACCAGGTACTAAGTCTTCATAGTCAGCCATGGTTAATGTCTTACCAGGCTCCGAACCCTGAGCAATTAGTTTCTCTGTTAAATCATGTAAGTCCATGTCTGTTTTAGCATCTTCACGAGCATACTCAAGTAAACGAATTAGGAGTGGAATATCTAATGATACTTTGTCAGAAGGATTATCAGTTTCAGTTACTGCGCTCTTTAGTAATGGATTAAGTTTAGAGGCTGTTTGTGGGTCGCTAGCAATAGTATTAATGATGCTGGCTAATTTATTCTGAGTTGGTTTATCACCTTTGGATAACTTAAGTGGGTCAATACCAGCTGGTTGTAAAGTTGTCTTAGCAACCATAGCTGCTTTGGCTGCTGCTGCTTTTTCTTCTGGACTTGGTGGTGTTGTTGGTTGTCCTGGTTTAACAGGTGAAATATTTTCTTCTTTAAACTTACCCCACTCTGATTCTAATTGATTAGTTAGTGTTGGGTCAACACTCTCATCGCTGCCTACTAACTTACCTTTAAATGGTGCCTTGTCGGTACCCATGGCAGTATCTGGTCTGTGTTCAGCACGAGCTGGCTTATATGGTGAATTAAGTCTAGCTTCTGCTTCTAAGAATTTTTTAATATCAAACATTTGTTTTCCTTTTACCAGGCTCTGCAAGACCAATATCTTGCTTTAGTACGAGGACCTGGATTCTCGCAATGGTGTCTTGCTCTAAAACTTTTGCGTCTCTTTGGATTAGACTTTTTAATACGCATGGTCTTCTGACCAGCTTTCTTGGCACTAGTACCACCGTGACCAAAGTTTACCTTTTTAACATTACCAGTCTTGGGATCCTTTACATACACCTTGAACTTTTTAACATCACCTCTCATGGGCTTGCCTAAGGGAACCTTATGTCCCTGATACTCAGCTTCAGTTAAAGTATATGCTGTGCTTAATGCCTCAACAATTTCTGATGTTGCGGCAAGTATGATACTACCATTAATAGATTCTAAAACATAGGTATCAATTAAGGTTCCATCTTCTAATTCAATACCAAAATCATCACCAGCCTGTATAGTATCTTCAATAATTGACTCTGTTATGAACTCGCTAGACTTCATATTACTTTTCTTTTTTCTTTGTGCGGCGAATAACAGGAGAACCTGGACCGCCATTTAAGAAACCATTGCCACCACCCATGCTTGATGCAATACCACCTGCACTAGTGCCACCATCTTCAGCAACAGTGAAATCGTTACCAGACATTTTTTCATATTCTAAATAGTTTCTAACGCTATCCAAATAGTCAGCAGCTTTAGTAATCTTTGCTTGTACCCAACCTTCTAGGTTAGCACTATCAGGAACAGTCTTAAGTAGTGTGTGCAAATCAATGGCTGCTTTTGCAGCTTTGTAACAGTCTGCACGGGCCATTTGTACTTCATGATCGGCATGCATTTGTTCGGCCTTCATGCCTATGGCTGCATCGTTTTCAATGTGAAATTCGTTTAGTTTCATAATATCCTCGTAACTATATCTGGTATTTATGGCTTCGTAAAAGAACCGTCTGTGTTTACTTCTAATGGCTCTGAATTGAATAGGGCATTTTTTATTACGAAAATCTCTGGGTTATCTGCTAAAATGCTTATTTTGTGCAGACCGGGCTCTAATCTAAGCTCACAGTTTTCTCTGACAAAACATTCTGCATTATTCCAGATGTAGTTGCGTTCTACTAGAAAATCTTCGTCAATATAGATTCTATACTGTGGGGTATTGCTAATGTTAGTGCAGTATAAATCAAACCTGAGTAAATCTATGTCCATGTTAAGCTGAGAATTTTTTGCGATATGTTTCAGCTACTAGATCAGGATAATGATGCTTGAGGTAGTCAGCGGCTGTTTCCTTGCTCATACCAGTCTTAACTGTAACACCCTTGGAGTTTAGAACTTCATAGGTTGTTTCTACACTATCGTCAGCTCTGGTTTTGGTAACTTTACGAATCTTAGGCTTGTCTTCGCTTAGAAAATCTGATATGAACATGTTATATCCCTCTTAAGGATATTTAGCAGAATTATACGTTTTCTAAAAGCCAGATGTACAAGGGACTGCTGAAACGGAACTTAAAAGTCCCATTCCAGCTAAGAAAAGTATGACCTGGTAATACTGAATTTTCTTCGTTGTTATAAAACACTGGCTCATTTAAATAATAGGTTCCATGAGCTCGAACTAAATTATCTAGCTCTACACCTTCTATAGTAACTCCTAAAATTTCACAGTTTAAATCATCTAATATTTCACCAGTATCTGAAACTACTGTATCTTTATCGCTTTCTTTATTCAATAAAGAAATTGCTAATATATTTTCACCTTCAGGGACTTCAATACTATAGGAAACTTTTGTAATCCCAACCTCATCAGGTACAGCATCAAATTCATCTAATTTTTCAGAATTTATACTTATACCTATTCTGGGATTTTTGTTTTTTGATTTTAAACTACGTGATCTTAAAAAAATATCTAAAGTTATTTTCTCAGTGTAGTCCATTATGCTTTCCTTTGTGCTGCTTCAGCTTCTGCTGCTAACTTATTATGATACTCAGCAGCTTCAGCACCTCTGAATGTGTAAGTGCCCTGATGGTCCAATATTAGATCCTTGTGTACCCAAACCTTTTTACCTAGTTTACGCCAACGATAACAGAAGGTCCAGTCTTCAGACAAGTAGTTCTTATCAGAGTCAATGCTGCAATCAAACAAAGCATACATATTGGGTTCAAACTCTTTACCTACACCAATGTTGTCATTGTATTTGGTTTCAGGATAAGCTCTGACCATTTCTTCAATACATTCACGTTTAATCATCATAAACCCTGTACCAGCAGTACTTACTTCTTCTAGTTGACCCTCTTTAACGCTATTAGGAATGGCATTAATAACAAACTTAGGTGGTACACATTTCATGGGGTATAATCCACAAACCACTTCTTTGTTAGCTTCTAGCATTTTAAAGATGTATTCGGGTTGCCAACGAATATCAGCATCAATGAACATCAGATGTGTAGCACCTGGATTGCTTAAAAACTTTGCTACAAGGTTATTACGGCCACGGGGAATTAAACTCTCGTTCACCATGGTGTCAACTGTCCATTCCAGACCAGCACGAGCTGCTAAAGTAGTAAATCTAAGCAGACTCATAAAGCAGCTCTCATAAATTAGACCACCATAACAGGGTAATGCAAAGTAAACATGTGGTTTTAATACTGACTTTGTGGACTGTGGTACTACTGTTGGTGCTACAACCTTTGGGGTCGTTGTTTTTTTCTTAAATGTATTTTCAAACGTAAGTTTATCAGTCATGTGTCACTTCAACAATAATAGAGGGGTCATTAATAAGTTCAGCTACTAGAACTTCTAGATTTTCATTTAGACTAGATGTATCAATATCATTATCTGCATCTGAGGTTTTAACCAGTTTACTTAAACTAATGGTTAGAGTTTTTTGCACAATTTGGGCCATAATAAGTTCCTTTAAATTATTTATTGGTGAAGTGTAGTTGATTTATTTTTCCTAATAGTTTTGAATTAACGGCCATGGCCATCCAGGTATAATCAGCTTCTGTTCTGATATAAATTTTGTAAGAACTCCAAAACTTATGGTTTTTATCATTAAGACGATCTATAAAACCATTGCTAGCTTTTGCATCTAAGTTTTCAATTAGATTTTTTATGGCTGCTTTATCAGACTCTTCATAAGTGCCTGGTTTAAATGTTACACAATAAGCATAACCCATAATAGGACGTTTTTTAATTATTTTATTGGCTCTGAGTGCTTCTAATTCGGTTTCAGATTCAGGATACTGAAATAGTTCAATGCACATAGTTTTGGGCATTTTTGTAGCAAAATACTTGGCATCATCTTCTGTTTCAAAATAAAATGTTGCAAACGGCTCTTCTACACGCATTGTTATTTTGTCCTGCTCCATCATTTCTGCATAAATTTTATGGAGCGACAACATCTCTTCAGCTGTTAAAAATCTGCTAGACGACCAACTACCATAGGACTGCCTTTTTTCCAGATAAGTTGTAATTTTTTCTAAGTTATTACAATACTCTTTATCTTTAAGAGCAGATGCACCATGAGCCCGTAACTTTAATTTATAGGCATATTGTCCAAACGAAATCTTGTTAGTCTTTCCAAACTTTACTATTTTAAGTTTGTTCCAAAATTTCTGATCCACTTAGGATTTCCCTTTCAGTTGTAGAAAGTATTACATTAAACAGGAACTTGTCAGTATAGTCAACTTCAATAATACTGTTGCCTGGAATTTTCTCAAACAAGATCTTTTTACTTAATGGTACTTTGATCTCTGAATCTATGGTACGAGCAAGCGGCCTAGCCCCCATTTTCTTATCATAGCCCTTGGTTGCTAACGCATCAATACATTTTTCTGAACAACGAAGTTTGATGTTTTTCTGTGACAGCATTTCATTAAGCTCAGAAATAAATTTGTTCACAATGCGTTTTACATACTGCATATCCAGACTCTTGAACTTAACTACCCCATCCAACCGGTTACGGAATTCAGGCTTAAAGAACTCCTTAACAGCTTTGTCATCCTCACCCTTGCGAGTAAGGTCACCAAATCCTATGGTATTCTTTTCAGACTCGGTAGCACCTAAATTACTGGTTAGGATTATTATGGTATTACGAGCACTTACTTTTTTGCCGTTTGAACTAGTAACTGTACCTTCGTCCATGAGCTGAAGTAGTACATTACTAACATCAGGATGTGCTTTTTCAATTTCGTCAAACAATATTATACTATGCGGATTCTTTTCAATGTCTGATACCAATAGTCCACCGCCCAGGTTACCATCTTCATAGCCTACATATCCTGGTGGCGCACCAATGAGCTTTGCTATGGCATGGCGTTCCTGATACTCTGACATATCGTAACGAATAAGTTTCATCTGCAGGTTTTCAGACAATAATTTGGCTAGCTCTGTTTTACCTACTCCTGTTGGTCCCAGGAATAAAAAGTTACCTATGGGTTTATTAATAGTCTTAAGGCCAGCCTTGGCAATATAAATCTTTTCCAGTACCTGTGTAATTGCTTCATCCTGGCCATATAGTTTTTGTTTAATGTTATCTTCTAAGTTAACAGTAATAGCCTCTGACTCATTAGTAAGGTTTTCCAATGGAATTTTAGCAGCCTTACTAACTACTTCCAGAATATTCTGACGCTTAATCACAAAGTTTGGATCAATAATTTTAGCCTTGGCACAGGCCATGTCAATAAGATCAATGGCCTTGTCTGGTAACTTCTTATCAGTTATGTACCTTACACTATAATCCACAGCAGCATTGATAGCTTTAAGATGAATCTTACCACCATGGAATTGTTCATAAATTGGCTTAAGTCTAGTCAAGATCTGTTTAGTAACATCTGGAGTAGGCTCGTCCACAGTTAAGCGATAAAAGCGGCGCATCAGTGCGCGATCCTTTTCAAAGCTCTGTGTATATTCTTCCCAGGTTGTACTAGCTACTACTTTTAATCCGCCTTTGGCTAAAGCTGGTTTAAGCATATTAGCTAAGTCTACACCACCCCCACCGCCAGCGCCAGCACCATGCATCTGATGTGCTTCGTCTATGAATAGAATACAATTTCCTTTAGCTTGTAGAGCTTTGATAGTGTCTTTAAGTTTTTCTTCAAAGTCCCCGCGATATTTTGACCCAGCAAGCATACTACCCACATCTAGGTTATATACAATATGATCTTTTAAGTGGGGCGGAACATTACCTTCCACAATGTTAAGTGCAAGTCCTTCTACAATAGCTGTCTTACCTACACCAGGATCACCAACCAACAATACATTGGATTTTTGTTTACGGGCTAGTACTTGTATAATCTCCATGAGCTCACTATCACGCCCAATAACAGGATCAATTTTCTCTGCCTTGGCCATTTCATTAAGGTTAGTACAATGCTCATCTAGGATTAAATCGGCCTTATTGTCGCTCATGTTGCTGGCGACTTGTGAATAGTTTTCGTTAAAGAATTGTACTAACTCTTTCTTGTCAATGTTGTATTTCTGAATAAAGTAACTAGCATGACTCTTTTCTTCCATGCTAATGCTCAGGAACAAGTCTATGGGCAATACATGATTGCGGCCGCTAAACAAAACCTGCGTCAATGCCCTGTTAAAAATTCTCTCAAGGCTGTTAGTACGCTTGGGCTGATATGTTTTTTTGTGATGATGTTTGGGGATAGTAAGCAGATATTCTGCTAGATCCTTTTCCAATCCTTCAACATCTGTACCAAAATCTATGAGTAATACTCTGAAGTTCTTTTGATTTATTAGACTCAGTAATACATGCTCTAGCATTACATATTCATGTTCATACTTAACTGCTAACTCTACAGCGTGGCTAATCACCGCTTCCATGTCAGCGTTATATTGGATCATGGTGTTTCCTTAGTTATAAAAATATTTATTGGCCTGACTTGCGGGATTCTAATACCTGACAAAATTCAGCTATGGTTTGATCTGTATCTAATTTAGGTATTTCAATTTTAACATCCAGATATAAATCTTCTCTTTGGCCACGATGCGCCATTAATCCTTGCCCACGCAGGCATATTTTACTCTGGTCTTGCAATCCTGGCGGTAATCTAACCTCCAGAGTTTTTCCATCAAAATTCTCAATATCTATTTTAGCACCAGTTAAAGCATCAGTCAAAGGTAGTAATACCTTTTTGTATAATTTATTATTGTTTATAGTGTATCCTTCTGGCAACCCTATATGAGCTTCAACCAAAAGATCTCCAGGTCTGACATGGGGATAAGTATCATCACCATAACCTGAATATCTGACTCTGTACATCTGTTGTATACCAGCAGGTATAACAATTTCAACAGTATGGCTAGTACCCTTGCTGGTTTTGTATTGTATGGTTTTCTTTTGTTCGGCTAGAGTGCTTGATAATGGTATTTCTACGGCTACTCTGATGTCTGAGTTACGCTGTGGTTGTTGACGTCCACCCATACGGCCAAAAATTTCATTGATGTCTATATGAAAATCACCGCCATTATGATTAAACCCAAAACCAAAAGGATCTGGGCCCATGCCTTCAAATGGGTTACTTTGACTACGCCCACTAAATTGTGAGAATTGTCTAGGGCCAGCATCATACTCAGCTCGTCTGTTAGGGTCAGCTAATACATCGTAAGCAGTTTGAATTTCCTGAAATGTTTTAGTATCGCCGCCCTTGTCAGGGTGATGTTTGCTGGCTAATTTACGATAGGCCTTCTTAATCTCATCCTGAGACGCCGTTTTACTTACACCCAAAGTATCATAATAACTCATGGCTCAATTATAGATGAAAATGCCGGCAGAGTCAAACTTGCCGGCATCAGATTGCTAATAAATTTTAACGTTCTGGTTCTGGTGCTGGTTTTGGAGCAGGCGCTGCGCCACCATTGTTAGCACCTGCAATCTTTTCTTGTGTACGACCAAATGCTGCAATACCTAGAACTGCGCCCATAGCAATATGGAATAATCCTGCACCTTGTAGGGTTAATGGATTCCATTGTGTAATTGGCATTTTCATATATGCTTGTAATGCACTCCATAAAACTGGAAATATTGCCATGTCTAACATACATATAACCATATACATCCATCCCATGGCAGGACGCCATAGATTTTGCATCCAGTTAGGATCTTTTTTCTGTTCTGACTCCATGTTGTTGCTCCTTTTGTATATTTATTATAAAACTATTGGTAACCAGAGCCAGACGCCCTGACTCATTAACAATGTTCCAAGTCCTGCTACTACAAAACTGCCCCAGAACAAGCTCATGCTAACTGCCAAGATACTGGCTGACAATAATACGATGCTTAACTGGAATGCTGTACTGGCATAACTAGTCCAGGGTGATTTAACTTTAGCAGCATCGCGTTCTACTTCTAACTTCTTAGCTTTGACCATCAAATCCTTCTTACCATCACCAGGTTCGTTTTCATAACGGTCAATCTTGGCGCTAAGTTCTGCAGCTCGTTTCTTATCTCCAGCTCTGATAGCATCATCACGAGCATATTCTGCCATGGTTTGCTTCATGCTCTTGGCCTGATAAAATGCCCAGGTATCGTTGGCCTTGATAGTGTTATTAAGGATTAGACTGCTGTAACTATTACCAAAGTAAGTGTTAACGGCTAGTAATAAAGCAAATATGTTAATAACCATACCTGCTTTATCTTTGATCTTTGCTTCACGCTCACTACGACTACCTACTGGAGGCTTAGGTGCATCTGGATCCTTTGGGGTCTTGCTTATCATGTTTAATACTGAATCAATTAATGCCATATTATTTTTTCCTTATTTGGCAGCAAACTTTTCGCTTGCTGTAAATCCTAGTCCACCGATAACAATGTACATAAGACTATTAAATAGCCCTGCATCAATTTTAATTTCAAACCATGTATTGCTGATAAATCCAGCTGCACATAATAAAAATGACAGGAATGTGATTGTGCGTTTGCTACTAACTGCACCAGTATCGTCACTTAACATACTTCTTAATGCGTTCATATTGTTTTCCTTTTATAAATTAATATAACCTGCCGCAGCTACACTTGAGTCAAGTTGTGCTGGAGCTGGGGCCGATGGTGCTGACACACTGCTTGAGCTAGACATTGGCATCGGAGTAGGAGCACCCATTGATACAGCACCTGGATACCCTGCACTGGTAGTTGTAGTGGTTGCTGGAGTAGCTGCCGGTGCTATTGGCATTGGAGGCTGAACTGGAGCCGTTGCATAATAACTCTTAGTTGTGTTATAGTTTGCCAAGATTTCAGCATCAGTTAATGCACCGTCATAAATCTGAACAGCACCAATACCGCCAGTCATGTTTGGATCTTGTGTCGGTGGCCAATTTGATTTACCAATATAGCAATTTTTACGCACTATATTGGTTGGCTTAGGCATGTAAGTTGCACCTTGTAACACACCATTGATAAAGATTTTAGCAACACCTTTAGTAGTATCAGTAGCTGTATTATTAACAACTGGTTTGTTATCAGGATTAGTGTTAGGCACAAATGTAGTACAGATATGATTCCATTGATTCAATGGTGCCGCAACTTTTGCCTTCATTTGTAACGCTTGACTTTCCATGTACAATCCAGGATTGCCGCTTGTTCCGTAACTGTTGGACAATACAATACACTGAACACCAACGCCATTACCAAAGTCAATAATACGATTCCAGTTGTCTACTTTTGTAACATACACCCAACTCTGAACTGTAAAAGCACCACCTTTGAAATATTCTCTAGATAGTACTTGAACGTAGTTGGCCGCGCCGCCTGGGAATACAGCACAATATTGTCCACCTAAACTGCCATAGGCCACTGTACCAAATACAGTAGCATCATTATGATTGCTGGTCAAGTCATACCATTTACCTGGCGCTGAATTGCGTGGTAAACTGTTGATGTTACGACTATCTAAGTTTAGAATAATTTGAGCACCTGTTTCGCTCTTTTCAATGACTGTGATCTTTGTATCTTTGTTATCACAGCAACTGGTTACTTTAGCGTTAAGTTCGTTAATCTGGCGTAGCAAATCATCAAGTTGAGCCTGTGTACCTGCACCTGGAGCACCTGCATCGCCCTTAGGACCTTGTGCGCCAGTATCACCTTTCGCTCCTGGAGCACCTGCATCGCCTTTATCTCCCTTGTCACCTTTTGCACCAGCAACACCATTAGCACCTTGTTCACCTTGTGGTCCACGTGGACCTTGTGGACCTTCAACGCCTTGTAGTCCTTGTGGACCAACTTCGCCGGTGTCTCCTTTATCGCCCTTCTCACCACGTGGTCCAACTGGACCTTCAACGCCTTGTTTGCCTTCGTGATCAATAGTAATTACTTGGCCAGGGGGCCCTTGTTCACCTTGTGGACCTTGGGGACCAACATCACCCTTCTCACCACGTTCACCTACTGGGCCTTGTGGCCCAACATCGCCACGTTCACCGTGTTCGCCTTGTACACCTTGTTTGCCATCTACACCATTGTCGCCCTTTGGGCCAGGTGTTAAACTAATTGTTTGCAGTTCTTCTTTGGTTGCAAATTTGCTTAAGTCTAAATCAACACTTAATCCAGTTACTGGGAAACTTGACATATTTTTAATCATCCTTTTTCTTTTTAGGTCTTACAATTTGCCATAATGCATATACCAATAATACACCTATGACCACAACCATGCCGATCTCTGTGTTGGTATGTTCACCATCAAAGGGATCAATAGTAGCTACTTCTTTTACTGTATGGTTTTGTACAGGTTGTTCTGCTTTATGCTTCTCGTATGCTTTGTTATCCATTATTTTGCCTCCTTAGGCTCATAGTATTCTTTGTACTTCTGTATAATCATTCTCTGGGTACTAATAAAGTTACGAATTTCTGCCATGTCCATGGATAATGCTTCATAGTTATCGTCAGTTAAACTAAACAATACCATGTCTGCTTTTTGTTCTGCTAGTCTTTTCCAGACCGTATCAACATTATCAGGTGTTACTAAAATCCATTTAGGTGCTTTAATCTGCAAGGGTGCTGGATCAGCCAAGTCAAGTTTAGTACGCTCTGTGGGCTTAGTCTGTATTGTTATGGGTTGTACTGCTGGCTCTGACTTAAACAAATCAAAACTAGCACAACCAGTCAATAACAATAATAAAGGTAGTAGAATATATCTCATGGTTTGTAGTTAGGGTTAGCAAGTGCTGGGCACTCGGTATTAATTTCAGACTTTTTAGTAGCAGCCTTTTCACGCTCTGTTAATGGAGATCCTGATGCTATCTCTAAACAACGGCTAGCATTTTCCGTACCACGGTTAACAGCTCGTTCCATACCACCAGGATTCTTTACAGCAGTACCACCAAAGTCTCGTTTCTCACCCTTGGCATTGGTACTGAACCTATCTTTAAGGTTGTCCATGTCTTTGTTTTGTAACTGGATCTTGGTGTTTAGATCGTTGTTGATGTCTTTGATCTTAGCCTGATCAGCTTTGAGTGCTTCCATGGCTTCTTGTTGGGCTTTGATACCCTCTTCTAATTTCTTGGAGTTTTCCTGACTTACTGCTAGGTCAGCTCTGAGTCCTGATACATAATACATACCTGCTGCTAACACAGCAAAAATAACTAATACTACTATTAGTTGTATGACTCTGAACATTATTTTATTCCTGCGGCTACTCTTAAACTTTCTGTGTAATCGTTAACAGGTGCTTTGGTATCCACAGGGATATTTGCAGCAGTTTTCATTTCATCGATTTCAGTTTTACCATAACGGCGCTTGTACTGTTCAGTAGTTAGTGGCACCAGCCTACTAAGGTTCTGATAATCACAGGGGTGTTTTTGTGCTTTTTTACCATAACTGAATGTAAACTCTGAACCTTTGTTTTCAGTTAGGTTTTCCATTTCAGCTAGCATATTTAATAACTGGTTTACAAATTTTGGTGTACGTTCTACCTCAACAAATACCATATACTTACCATCATCAAGTTCAGTTGATGTTGCATCACCATCCAGAACAAAATCATAACCTTTTTCAATAAAGTCAACTAGATCCAGAGCTGGTGCTTGGTCTTGTACTTTAAAACTTATTACAATGATGTCATGATCATCGCCCATCTTACTTGTGTATTCGTCTATGGTACAATGTGAATCTACCATGCCTTTAAGATCGCCTATTCTTAGGCCTTCAGTAATTACTTTAGACATTAGGTGCTGCTCCTGGTGCTCCTGAATCTTCCATGTTTTGTTGATCCTGTGTCTGCATACTTTCAGCTTCTAAGTCCTGCTCATCAGCCTTTTGTAAATCTTCCATGTCAATAATTTCATCTTCGAGATCAACGCTGCCGCGTTCAATGTCTGACATGAGCTTCTTAGGCATAATAATTTCTACGATCCAGACACTACGCTTAACCATTTTTGGATATTTGGTTCCAGGCTGGAAGTCTGAAGGTGTTTCAATTTCAATGGGTGTTTCTAACTTGTCTTTGGTATAGTTAATCAGACAACCATAACTTAGTAGTTTTTCTCCGCCTCGGGGATCAGGCATCAGTTTCTTTGGGTACATAAACTTGCAGCTCACCCAGTATTTGCTAACAACTGGGCCTTCTACTAATTCGCCACGAATCCAGTTCTTAAAAACATAAAGATTCAGGCTGTCTAATACACGCTCAAAGTCCATGAGTTGCTCTAGGAAGTTACGAGAACCGTAGATTTTCTTTGTATTGGATAAAAGGTCTTTAATGGTATGCATAAGTTTATTTATGCTTTTGGGTTTGGTACATAGTTTTGGAAAAAGCTCAGTTACAGCCCAGTATTTATAAAGTACAAACCGTTTTTCTAAGGCCGTATTATGATTGACTAACTGACCTAAATACTTCGTAACATTTAACCTTAGGAGGCTTACTTGAGCAAACGAAGCAGACGCAGTAACTTAGCCCTAGTAGATAACAATGCAGCACCAGCAAAATTTAATGAATATGTAAAACAACGCAGAACAGTAAGCATCGTCCCCAGAAGTTTAAATCAAGAAAAGTATGTACATTTACTTTTATCAGAAAAATATCCCATAGTTTATAGTGTAGGCCCAGCAGGAACAGGCAAAACCATGTTAGCAGTTCTAGCAGGTATCAAGGCCTACAAAGAAGGTACCGTAGAAAAGATCATTCTGACACGCCCAGCAGTTGGCGTAGAAGATGAGCAGCACGGGTTTTTACCCGGTGATTTAAACAGCAAGATGGAACCCTGGACTAAACCACTCATGGATGTTATCACTGAGTACTACAGTCCCAAAGAAGTCGTTCGTATGCTAGAAGAGCAAATTATTGAAATATGTCCCCTAGCATATATGCGTGGAAGAAATTTTAAAAATGCGTGGATAATTGCAGACGAAATGCAAAACGCAACGCCAAATCAGATAAAAATGTTACTGACACGCTTAGGCGATGGGTCCAAGATTGTTGTTACAGGAGATACTAAACAAACAGATAAACGCAATGCTGAAAATGGATTGCTAAATTTGCTTGAGCTTCTTCAAAGCCATGGACAGACAGAGTATATCGCAGGTATGCAGTTTGCCAACAAGGATATACAACGCCATCCAGCCGTAAAGGAGGTGCTACATATATTCAAAGAACTTTAATCCTCAACAATAATGTTGTAGATCTCTTTCCAGTTTTTTACAACAGGATACTCACAGTCATGTGCCATGTTATGGCCGTGTTCAATGAGTATACTCCGCAAACCTAAGTCGTGGCCCAGGTCTGCATTTTTTGGCTTGTCTTCAATCCAATAAAGGCCTGTTCCACGATATGGTTCCAGAGCCTGGTCCTTATCAGCACCAGTATCCAGACATACTAGTTCCTCAAAAACTGTCTTACCAAACAGTTTGTCTAGGTTCATCTTCCTAAGTTTCTGTGCGCTTGCATCTAAGCTCAGGCTAGTTATGCAGTGAAATACATAACCATGTTCTTCATGTAGTCGCTTTACATAGTAAATGGCATCACGCAGAGCAGGAATAAATCCAACACTAGCACTAGCATTGAATATTTTTATAAGTTGTTTACCTTGATCGTAGGGTATGTTGTATCGCTTGCCAATTCTATAATCTAATTTACCACCTTCAACCATGTTGAAACCATGACTCTGCATCCAGCAATCAAATGCAAACTCCCAATCTAACAATACTCCATCGCAATCCGTTAGGATAATTTTATTCTGCATATTCTTTTACCTTTACATAATTTAAGTTAGTGCTTTTAGTTCCAGTTTCGTGTTCAATACCATGTTTTTTAACCTTGCCAGTAATTTTAAGTTTCTGATTTTCTTTAAATGCCAACTGGCCCCACCAGATATACAAGTTACCAGATTGGTCCACAGCCTTGGTTAGATTGGTATTATACTTGTTCATATAAAAATGTTGCATGATTGTGACATCTAGTTCAAGTTTTGCTCCAACCTGACCCTGATGTTTACTAGGTAACTGGTTAATTTTATCCAGTTTTGCCTGCTTATCCAGAATGGTCTGAGCCATCTGGGGCAAAAATGCCATCATGTTTGATTTGGTTTGTATAGTTCTTTGATCAAATACTTCTATGGACAGCAGGTCATAAACACCTTTTTCCCAATTGGATATGTTTTTGCTGCTGAGTATTTTCAACATATGATCGTTTTGGAGAACTTCTTTGTACAGGTTGGCCTTGTCTAGATGTTCCTGTGTGATTGTTAATTTAGTTACCTTATACAAACCATGATTCTCTTTAATTTCCAGAGCTGCCAGTAAAAGCATAGTATTGCTAAAAACTTTTTCAGAGTTTACTTCTCCTTGACCATATCCTTTGACCTGATGGTCGTTATGCTCATAGGCACAGACACTTGCAGCGATAAAATTTACGATGCTAATTTCCATATCTGGCTCCAGGCTTATAAGATACCCATATTATATGTGAAATCTAATCTGATGTCAATCAGAAAAAACTTCAATGGAATCAGTAGTTTAGTTCTATTAGTTTACTAGGTGGAAGTGGAAATGAGCCTATGAAATAATTATTACTTTGAATTCTTTTTATATTCCAGTTAAAAGTTTCAAGCTCAGGGGTCTTATCAAAATATAAAGGGTTAACATTTTGAATAATGTGCTTTAGTCCATCTACCCAGATATTATAACCATTGGTGTGTTTAAAATCTTTAATCCAAAAATCCCATTCTTGTAATGTGCTTTTACCAGGTTTATTACACTGAAATGTGCCCAAATCGTAATCAGGATAAATTACACCCTTGAGTACTGTTTCATAAAAAGTCCTATAATGTGGATCTTTAACTTTGTTATAATCTAAAATTCTAATATAAGGTCTGTTCTGCGGTATTAAAAACCATTTTTTAAGTTCGTGACATTGTTTAACGACTATTTCTGGCAAGTCTGGTGTCCAGTAAAACAGTTCTGAAGTTATGTTGGTATTATCTGTAAATGTTGGAACCAGTCCAGGTTGCATGGGTGCGTCTAGGAAAAAAGTGTGCAGTTTATCACCTTTAAGATAAATCTTAGGTTTATCTATACCAAACACAATAGCAATTTTTTTATCTTTGTCAAATTCTCTTAAATTTTCTATGATAGTATTGTGATGGAATCTAGTTATGAAACCAGGACTTTGGAAATCTCCACACCAGTAAATAAAGTTTTCGTCAAAATAATTTTTATCATTAAATGCATCAAAACTATGATCGTGTATGGTTATTTTTGTTTTAGGGCTTACTTTTTGTAACCATCTAATCATGGGTTTTACAGCAAAAAAATATTCACTGTGTTCATTCTCTGGTGCCAAGTTAAAAAAATCTGGTTTTTTACCCTGAGTGGCTGCTTTAGCATACCTAACTACAATTTCATCAACATGCAATCCTTGATTTATAAAACTGAACAGAGCAGTATTTGAATCAGATCCACCACTACAATTCATTATGATATAATCATATTTTTCTCTAAGTTGTCTAGCTCTGGTTTCATATAGAGATCTTAATGAGATTTCTGGTTCAGTAATCCAATCAACCTTCTTATATACATTATCATTAAAATTCCAATGTATAGATTCAAATGGTAGTTTTAACCTAGTAGCTGCCTCTAGGGCTTCTACTTTATTATAAAAAATATCTTTGCCTACCTCATAAAATCCTAATTTAGGATTTATGATTTGCGATTTGTAAACCAGCTTCAAGTATATGTACTCTTCAAATAATTATAGAATATTTCACTACATAAAACCCCAACATGGGGTTTTATGGTTTATTAATTTTCACAACACCTTCAGATTAATGTACTCTTCTGATGTCTTCAACAAGACCAGGATTAAAGAAGTCAGCAAACTTTGCATATACTGTTTCTGTCTTGGCCTTAAACTCAGCTTTATCAGCATCAGATAATGTAATTACCTTAACACCTTCTGCGGCTAATTTAACTTTAGTGTCTTCACCATCTTCAATACTCTTACGGCGTTCTGCTCGGCCTGCTGCTACTGCACTATCAGCAATAATTTCTCTAAGCTCTGCAGGTAATGTATTCCACCAATCAGTGCTTACAATAATGCTGGTTAAGAATAAACTATGGCCAGTGTCTAAAACTGTTTTACTAAACTCATTCTGGTTGCATGGGTATATTCTAGGAAATGCACTCTCACCGCCAACAATAAGACCTTCTGATACACCCTGATTAATTTCTTCTAGTTCCATTTGAACTGGAGTAGCACCAATAGCTTTAAATGTTTCTACAGCCATGGGATTCATACCAGTACGAATAGGTTGATTTACTAAGTCAGCTAGGCTACTTACATCCTGGTTAGTTGGAACACATCTAAAACCACCTGAGTATGTAAATGCTAAACCTTTAACTTTGCTTTCAGGAGTAAAACTGTTTAGTAGATACTCTCCTACTTTGCCTTCTAATACTTCAGTTGCGTGATCATGATCTTTAAACAAGAATGGCATATCTAAAACATGCATCTGTTTGTTAAATTTTGCAGCTAGAGTAGTTGTAACCATCTGACTCATTTGTACTGCACCAGAGTGCATAAGGTTGAATAGTTCCTGACGTGGGACATACTTACCATCATTATAACGCTCTGCATATTGTGTAGGGGTCATGATCTCTACATCAATTTTGTAGTTATTGCAGCGAGCATTTACTTCAGCTTTGAAATCCTCAGCAGCTCTGAGAAACAGATAAAGTGGATCGTGTGCTACTACCCATTTGATTTTGTATGTCTTGTCCATAAGTTTAGTCCTTGTATATTCTTATTTATAGTTTTTATCAGACTCTACTTTAGATTTGTATTTTCTGAGCACTAACCTATGGGTTTCTATGCGTGAATTATAGAAATTCTGTATGTTAATACTATCAAACACTGGTGGGCGTAAATCACTTAATTCTTTAATTTTAGCAGCACCTACTTTAACTATAGAAGCATCCAAAATTTTAGCTAATTCGGTTCTGCGTTCAGCACTCATGGCTTTGTTGGCTATAAAAATGTTCCAAACAGTGGGAACTCTATATCCAAGCTCTGACATTGTGGGCGTTTCAGGACTATCTGTTATTCTAACAGGGCAGTTAACAGCATACACTCTGATATTCTGAAACTTGCTGCGCATATTATTGTAAGTCAATACTCGCTCAGTGGTAATGTCTATACCACCGTCCTGTGCCAAACTGACAAAGGCATCCAGATTAGTTTTAAATGGTATGTATCTGCTAGTTTGATTAAAACGTTCTGCTACGCTTAATCCAGTTAAATGCGCAGCATTTCCAAATCCTACTCCACCCACAATAAGCTCAGGTTTTTTAAATACCTGATCATTACGAACAAACACACCTACACAAGCATCGCCGAGGCCGGTTACAGGAACGTAATTGGACTCTATAAGCTCTCCAGAATCAATGTTTTCAACATGAGCTGGAGCAATGATACTTAGTCTGGTTTCAGGACTCTGATCCATGTACCTTACATTAACAACACCATTTCCACCGGGTTTTAATTCTAGTACAAAGTTATACTTGTTCTGACTCTGATTGGCGGCTTCTAGTATGGGATAAACTGGTGGGGTAGTAAAATGACCTGGTCCATAAGGCGAAGTTAAAGTAATAGTTTCAGCCTGTACTGTAAAACAAAACAACCCTAAGACTAAAGTCTTAAGCAGGCTCATTATTTTCCTTTTTAACTTCTAATACAGGCTGAGTAACTGGCGCTGGCTCTTGTGGAAAGTACTGTGGGTAAGACTTTTTAAAATAACCTAGTAAACTATGGAATTCTCGATTAGGTCCCATGCTGCATTTAATAGTCTTTTCATTACCAATATCCAGGATAACCCCAGCTAGGTTGTAATCACGGTCCTTGATTTTGCTACCAAATTCTACTCGTTCTTCGTAAGTCCAGTTGTCGTCGTTCCCACCAAAGTTCTTTAATTGTGTTTTTGCACGATGTTTGGGCACTTTATGGTAAAATGCCATGAGGTATAGGTTATTTTTCTTCAAGTTATTCTCCAATTTGTGATAATTCTACTAGCATAGCTGCAATGTTAATTTCAAAATCTGATACCTGACTATGACTAACTAGTGCATTTTTAATAATAGTTATGGCTCTGTCCTGGCCCTGTTCTGTTTTACTAAACAGGCTAAGGTTATCATAACACCATCTGAAAAATTCATCCATCTCGTCTGCACGAGCCTGACTGCAAATTAACTTACGAGCTTCGCGGGTTTTACCATGTTTAAATAGTTCCACAGCGTCTAGTCTATAATCATGGGATCCTGCATTAGATGCACTAGGCTCTAGGAGTTTATTATTGGCTATGCTTTGTTGCACAGAGTTCAGACATTTACGCAAGTCTGGGTAGGTTGCCTTGACAAAGGTGTCTAACACATCCAGATCAAACTCAATGCTTTCAGTTACCAGGATAGTTGCTATCCTAGCTGTAAACTCTGTATGGTCCAGGTTATTAATATGGAAGCCCTGACAACGACTGTGTAATGCCGGGATAATTTTATTGGGATAGTTGCAAGTTAAAATAAACCTAGCAGTCTCAGCATATTCTTCCATGACCCCACGCATACTTGCCTGTGCTTCAGGAGTCAGATAGTCTGCCTCATCCATGAGGATGATTTTAAAATCACCAAAGGGCATAGTGCTGCTAAAGTTAACAATGGTTTTGCGTATGGTATCAATGCCACGCTCACGACTAGCATTGATCTCTAGTAAATCATGATCCTGTACGCCCAATTGGCGGATTAGCAATTTAGCCAAGGTAGTTTTACCTGTACCAGGACTACCGCTAAACAACAGATGTGGAACCTTACCTTCAGTAATCCACTTGTTTACTTGTTCTTTTTGTTCAGGATTTTGAAACACATAATCATCTACTTCTTTGGGACGATATTTTTCAGTCCAGATATTCATATCTTTAAGTACTCCAGGCTAACGATTTGGGCGAATGCTTCTGTAAATTCCTGTTCATCATTAATGATGTACAACGTGGTTTTATCCTCATCTAAAGTTCTGTCATATATCCGGCTTTGTATTACCGCTCCACCTATGGCTCTGTTCAGAGTAAATGTAATTTTTTTTGTATTTGTATGAATATCCTGATCATGACAAACAGACACAGGTACATCTTCATAATTATTAAGCCAGTTTCTAATCCAGCGTTTTAATACTCTCATAATGTCTCCTTGAATGCTATAGTAGCATATACAGAATTTAAAGTCTAGAAACGTCAGGCCGTTTAATATATTCTATGTCCTGAATATAAGCATCAGCCAAAATTCTTTTGGTATATTCATTGGCATATTCTACAGTACTTTGTTTGAACACAGTACCGGGGTGAACTTTTAAAATGTATTCTAAATGTTCATCTGGTGTAGGATGTGGATCTGTATGGAACTCATTATTATACCAGACTGAGGGTCTGGGCTGTCGTTTAAGCCAATCAAAATCAAAAATTACTTCATGATAACTTGGTTTAATGAAAGCCAACACATCTGCATATCTGGATTCTATGTCTTTGATATTCCTCATGGCTTTGTCAGTATATTGATTTACAGTTTGCAATGGAACCATGCAATGGAAATGATGATCTACTTTCAAACTATCTAAAATTAATTTAGTGCCCTGTATGATACCCATGTCTCTGAGAAAATATCCACGCAAATCGGCATATTTTTTAACATATTCAGCATCATAAAATCCTGTGGTATAGATATTACCAGGAGTATGCCAGCGCCCGTCTAAATAACGATCTTCACGAGCACAATTGGTCCAGGTAAAAATTACCAGATCATCTGACGTAATCTGGTATTTTTGATGTACTTCCATAAAACTCAGATATAACAAAACATTACTGGATCCACCTAGCCCATAGTTATAGGACTCTGGTATTTCCTGGGCTATGAGGTCAGCCCAGGAAGGCCATTTATATTGTGTGAAACTACAGCCAAAAGCAAAAAATCGCTTGTATTTTTTAAAATCAATCATTAACTAAAGGATTTTTTCTGTCCAATAATAGCAGTACTTTGTGTGTCATCAAGAAGTGGTTCGTCAGACACTAATAGGATGTCATTGTTATCAATTCTGCGAATTACAAATTCGCCAGTGTCATCTTCAACCTTAACACCACGAGTCCAACGACCATGAGCAACTAAAACATATTGTCCTATTTTAACATCAGTTTGCTCGGGTCCAATGGCCCATACCTTGCCCCAACGTGGTCTAATACCAGATGCCTTGCCGTCATCACCTACCACAATAATACCACCTGTTGTAAAACGTTCTTTGAAGTTCATTTCAGTAACTAAAATATTATCATGTAATGGTTTTAGTTCTTTGATTTTAATGCTGTTAATCATATACGCTTTAGTCCTGTTTGACGAGTGTTACGGGTTACAGTTGGTTTAACCGTAGTTTGTTTCGTTACAGCACTTGCAAGGCTTCCTCTTACGCTTGGTGGTTCAACTTCTATGGGATTTTCCTCAGGCTCTGATTCTGCAACAGATTCTTGTGATGAAAGATTATCCATCATAGCTGGGTCATTAGCATCAGCTTCTTCCTGAGCAGCTAATGCTTCTTCCAGACTTGCGTATACTGGTTCGTCGGTGGGTACCATGGTATGAATTCTTTCACGATCCTTGAGTACCTGATTGCGTGTACGAACAACCTGACCACCTGGTCCTAGTTCATCACCACGAGCGTTAACCTTCATATTGCCCACGGCTATTACGTTTTCATTTTGTAGTCTTAGACTGTCCATGTTTACTTGTGCTCCACGAGCAGTCTTGTAAATTTTCTTTGCCATTATAAATCTCCTGATCAGTAGTATTTACCTAAAAAATTCGTAGGGATCTAAATTGTAGGCCAAACTATCTACTTTATGAACCCCTAACAAGTAGAGTACAAAACTTGCTACACTACTTCCACGACCTACACCCCAAACAATGTTATTAGCCCTGAGTGTTTCTACCATGTAATTAAGATATTGTAACAATGGATACAGATTCCGCTGCTTGTATTCCAACAGTTCCAAAACTGCCCTGTTTGTTTCAGCTTGTGTAGTACATCGTTTTAATACCAAACTATCAATATCCACATCCTGATATTCTGCAGGCATAAACCAAGTTTTCTGACGATCAGCATCAAATTCAGGTTTAGTTAATATGGATTTGTAGGAATGATATAATTCCTTAAGTTTACAAAATCCTGTTTTTAATTCTGTATTGGACTGATTAAATTGTAGAGTTCCATCACCAATAAACTCTAATTTACTTAAGTCAAATTCCGGCATTGTGTATAACAGATCAAAAGCATCATCTGTGTTTACAAAAAATTCACCGTTAGGACTGAGACTCATGTTTACCACCATTTATGATTGTGGGATTAAATTTCTGTTTATTAACTTTGTCTTTGGTAGTTTCTAGATCTAATTCTGACCAATCAAGTGGATTGTTGTTTTCCAGATCATTTACACTAAGATCTGATCTGTTCCACCAAGGCATATCAGTCCAGCTTGGACTATTAAGTTCTGTAAATTTATCCTCATCACTGATAGTATACAGTACATTGCTACCTAAGTCACTCTGTATTTGAACAAAATCAATGATTAAATAACCATCTACTATGGCATATAATTTACTAAACAATGCTGCACCTATGATTAGGTCAGATGCTGATACTGGTAACTGTACTATTTTTTGGTCAAAGTGTTCCATCAGAATATTAAAACTGGGCGTGCCATGTTCTGAGAAACAACTATGTTGCATCCAGTCTTTGAGGAAAAATTTAACCTTTTCAAAGGCCTGAACCTGATCAGACTGATCAGATGTGTTTGTTACCATACCTAGTATGATATGATATTTGTTAGGTAAGATTTCTGAGTCTAACACTATTGTAGCGTCAAACTCTGTGTCCCAAGTAAATTCTACATTCATTTTATATCGATTATATCGTCAAATTTCTTGCCATGTTTGGCCATGAGTTCAGATAATGCTTTGTCTTGTCTGAGTCGTTGTTCTTCTGTAAGGCTTCCCAGGATCATATTGATTTGTCCAATTAGATATGAATTGCCCATGCGGTATGATGCACTAAGTTTGCGTGACAAGTCAAGTATCTTGTCAGCCAATTCCTTGTCGGTAAGGCTATTTGGTTCTGAAAACAGAGGATGCATCAAACATCAGGGCTTAGTATTGCTTTGTACCAAATTATACTTGAGCCATCATAATTTCCCAAACATACATATAATCTTGGTACTGTGCTTCCGTCTGTGCTTGTAAATCTCATCATACCTGCAATATCACCTGCAGCACCCATTGGGGTTGGATTACCGCTTATGGCTGATATTCTACCTCTGGTCAGATCATACATAGTAATTGAACTACCAGCATCGTCTGTAGTAAATTCAAACTGATATGTACCAGTGGCATCAAATGTCAATACATTGTTTTGTATACCTTTGATATAGGTTAATCCTTTGGTTACTGCCGCAGGTAGTGTTAGAGTATAGGCTGTACTAGTAATAACAATTTCTAAACGAATTTTACCTATTTGTCCAGCTGCTGGGAATCCACTAAATGCTAAAGTTCCGCTACCATTTAGTGTAACTGATTGGTAATTACCCACAGCCATGTTAAGAGTAACAGTACCAGATGTGGTACCAATGGAGTAACGAGTTTCTGAAGTATTGATTAACTGTGCGCCGTTAATGGCTGCACCGTTCATGGTATTATTTGTGCTTACTTCGCCTGATAGCGCAGTTTTTACGACTACTTTAGTAAGTAGGTCATCAATTTCTGATTTTGCATAAGCAAAGTTATTTTTAATATTGGTGAAATTGTCTCTGAATCCCTGGCTGTCATTATCCTGACCAGCGATTGGGTAAGTTCCATCAATATTGTCTGTTGTAATTTGGCTTGACATTCTTTAAACTCCGTTCTTTGTATTTAGCTTAGTATATTACGCTTTGGAAACATCAGATATTTATCGCGCTCTTCTGGGGCAGCATAAACATCCTGATATTTCAGGAACTGTAAACTATTCTTGTCGAATGTAGTAGCAGTTGGGTTTGGTAACGAATTTGGATCGTTAACATATACACTTTCATATGGGTAAATTAAAGTGCTACCATCTTCAGACACTACATAATCAAATCTCTTACTAAAGACATCAATAGTAGTAGCTGCATAAGTTAAGTAATTTTTAGTTTCTTTATTATAGTTGGCTAGTAAATCAGTATCCCAGATATATCTATCAGCCATGAAAGTTATATTTTTAAAGTCAAAATAATCGACATTACTTGGATCTATTTTAGCTCTGTTTGCAATTCTATACGCAACAGCAGCAGCTTTCCCTGGTTTAACATAGGCCAATATACAGCCATTGGTAAATCCAAGAACAGAACCATCAGGTTGTTTTGCTATCATCCAGTCTGGTAATCGCTTGTTTTCTTGTCCAACCTGATTAAAAATTCGTTTACGCATATCAGTTAAATTATTTGGATACAAGGTCAAATCACCAGATTGTGTTTTGGCAGTTATGGATGTGTTTATGTTTTTACCTAAAGAATTTTTTGTATCGTCTTTAATTTCAACATACACTACTTCGTATTTTACATCATCATTTTCATCTAATACTTGTGCTGTTTTGATGTCACCAAAGTACAATGTTTTTCTATAATGGTTAGTTGACATCGCTGACATGAAATCTGCAGGAATAGCAGCATTAACCCCATTGGCTATGAGCATTTTTAATATGTTTGTTCTGCCCCAATATTTGTCATTGGCACGATATAAGTCAGCAGTAGGTATCAAATCTCCACTGTTAATAATAGTATCAAAATTATTCTTGTCTGTTTGGTTTAGTTGAGCACCAATGTATAAGTTTTCATATGGTTTGTCGTAAGCTCTGTTTACTCTGATTGTAAATTCTTTTGTAACATTAACGGTACCTTCTTCATCATATACTCTAACGGTAAATCTACGAGTTTGGTCAAAAGTTGTCTCATCAAAAAAGAAACTTGTTTTATCAAATGTTGTTGAAGTTTCATAGTCTGCATCTAAACTAAATGTTCTAAATCCTGGGCGGCCTGAAAGTAATCCATCAGATAACAACTTTAACCCAGCTGGCATACGATTGTATTCGCCAGTGGCTAGTTCATAAAATAAAGTATGACCATTGTTTGCGGTTGCTTCTACTTTTAATTCACTTATGGCCCCGTTGTCAATGCTACCTAAATAAGAATCTGATACCCAGGTTACATCTGCGTTTTCGGTACCCATTACTGTTATACTGAATTTTTTAGGTAAGCTAATATAATTTAGTAATGTACTACCATCATAGTCTAAGAAAAATACATCGCGCTTATATGAGGATACTGTAAATTCATAAGTAACTTTAAGTTCGCTTTGGAATGGTATATATCCATACAACCATCCAGTTTCAGTATCTAAACTTAGTCCAGGTGGGAATTGGAATGGTGCTTTATCAAAGGCTGACCCATCAAATCCAAAAAGTATGTCATCAAACAATGCACCAGAACCAATGTCTTTACTATAACTGATTACATCACCGTCAAAGTCTGTGCCATTAAACTTGTACATAAAGAAATTGTCATGTCTTACAGGACCAATTTCTCCTGAAATATTTCTAATAACAGGCGTATGTTTCTTAGTAAGGTCGGCCGTGAAAAATGTATTATCACCAGTTGTGCCAGTTCCAGCAGCATCCACAGCAGCTAATGAATACACTCTCAGGCTAAATGTTTTGCTGTCGGTCAATTTAGTGTCAGATACAGTGACTGTAAATGTATAGTCAATATAGGTACGACCAGCTAACATATTTGGTGTTAATACATCAATGTATCCGCTAATAAGACCAGTCTCTGAATTCAATGTTATACCAGATGGCAATTCTCCGCTGGAAATATAATAAGTCAGAACATCTGTACTATCCAAATCCAGAGCTTCTGTAGCATATTCATAGTAATTTCCATCCAGATATGAACCAGTGGATGTTATGGTGTTTAAAATTTCTGGGGCATTTTCACCCACAACAGTTATTGTAAATGTTCTGTCTGATACTGGGCCAGTGCTATCGTATAGACTTAATTGGATATTACTGCCCATGGCTGGAGGTTTACGCAAGAACATTCTGAAAACACTACCAACTTTTTTAACATATCCACTTACAAACTCATTATCTACTAATATTAATGTTCTAAATATATCAAAATCAGGATTGGTTAATAATGTAAATGAAGTGCTGCTACCATCTCCAGTAAATGTTGTTACATATCTGGAAGCACGAGTTCTAACAGCAAAACGACTAGTTACTGCTTGTGGTACATTGGCAGGGACACCAGCAATTTTTCTAAGAGTTTGTGGAGAACCAACTAACCCACCAAATCCATCTAAGTGAATACCATTGGGTGGTTGGCCCGCTACAAGTTCAAAATAAATTGGATTGATTGGGTCTGTATCGTCGTAGGCTTCCAGCAGGGTTGAATAAAACTGCTGTTCTGGGATAGTTCCCAGGAAAGAACTTTTAGTTACCCAAACTGGTTTGCTCATTATTAATGAATACCTACTACTATTTCAATGGTGTCCAACTCGTTATCTGTACTTTCCAGAGCCTTACCTAATACACAACCAGGCATAAACTTATTAATATCCAGTGTCTGAGCTCTACCAGGTATATCACTGGTTACCATTACATCACCTTTTCTAACTGGTCCTTTAACAAAACATGGAACACGACCTGTTAGGGCAATACTTGCACCTGCAGAATCAGAATTCATTAAGTAAGCTGGTTTACCTGAAACTACACCTAGCACACTATTATTATGACTGGTTTGTGATTGTGTTACTTCAGCTGAGCCACCAATCACAACCACAGTACCTACTTCATATTCAGCATCAGCCAGATACTTTTCTGCCAAGTCAGCATATTGTGCTGTAGTTGCTGCACCACTAAATGTTACAGCATAAACGGTTGCATATCTGCCAGTACTTGCTGTACCTAGGTTGTAGGTGTTATCAGTACTTGGTGTTATAGCTCTGGAAGTTACAGTACCAGTTAAAGTACCGCCAGCTAGGGGTAATTTTGCAGCAGCAGCTACACTTACTACTGATACTGCATTACTAATTGCATTATTAGCACTAGTCATCTGAGCTGAGTTGGTTGCTACCTGAGCACTAACTACACTAACAGCATTACTTACAACATTGATAGCTGATTTAAGATCTGCACTTGCCGCAGCACGAACTGATATTTCATTGCTAATGGCATTCTGTGTACTTAATTGAGCTGCACTAACAACAGATACCGCATTGCTTACAACATTAATAGCTGATTTAAGATCTGCACTGGCTGCACCACGGACGGAAATTTCATTGCTTATGGCATTCCAACCACTTAAGTGAGCCGCACTTACTACACTTACCGCATTGCTTAATTTTGTGTCAATGCTTAATACATTACTTGTAAGGTTACTTACAACGGTGTTAATACTAAACATCTGAGCACTAATAGCACTAACACGATCAGACTGACTTACGAATGCAGCACTAATAACTGAAAGGGACTGACTAATAACATCTATGTTGGTACCACCCAGACCTGAAACCACATTACTTAGTCTATTAATAGCACTCCAGGCATTGCTTAACTGGGCATTGGTACTAGTAAAATTAGCACTCAATACAGATATAGCATTACTAAGTTTTGTATCAGCACTAGCAAGCTGAGCACTAACTACACTTACTGCATTGCTTACTGTGTTAACATGACTTTCTACTGATGCTACGGCTGCACTAACTACACTTACTGCATTACTTACAGTATTAATATGAGTTTCTAAAGTAGCACTGGCAGCAGCACGAATTGATATTTCATTGCTTAGAGCATTCTGTGTGCTTAGTTGAGCAGCACTTACTATACTGACTGCATTGCTTACTGTATTGATGTGGCTTTCTAGATCAGCACTAGCACTTCTACGGTTAGAAATTTCATCACTAATTCTGTTGCTCATAGTGTCTGCTCTGACACTCAGGGCACTTAAGGCATTGCTTACCACATTAATTGCGCTGTTACGATTACT